GTATCATAAGATCTATATTGGTGGGATTGCTGCATATATCCTATACAGGATACTAATACTCGAAAGTATCATAAGATCTATATTGGTGGGATTGCTGCGTATATCCTATACAGGATACTAATACCTTGCGATATTATTACATTATTATATCAATATACTCTTATATAAGTTTGTAATCAATTTTTATAAATTTCGTCAATATAATTTAAAAAAACTTCTTTTTTCTCTATATCTATATTGTCCCATTTTATTTTAGATATATTTAATAATGTTATATTTACTATTAAATTACCTCCCAATAATCCTTTATTTATTAAAATAATTTTATTTAAATTAAATGGCGGTATTTCAATAGTTATATAGTTTCCGTCTATATATTTTATTAATTTATTAGCTCCTACAAGATAATCTTTTAAATTTATAAACATATCAATAAAAAGGTCCACCTTATCGTTGATTATTCTATGCTTATACTCGACCTTCTTATTATTTAATTTGTATTTATCATAATCTAAATCATACTCAGAATCATCGGAATCAGACGAAGATTTTTCATAATTTTCAGAATTGACCTTAATATCTTTTTTATTAGATATCATCATTTTTATTTCTATTTCATGTTCTATCCCAAAGTTGTCTATGTATTGTCTTGTGAAATAAGGATACTCTTTTTTACATAATATACTAAAGTTGAAAGGCTTTTTAACGCCCTTTAATAATATCCTAATTTTTTTATTTTTGTTCGTATATAAATCATAATAATTAACTGGTAAAATTATACTATGTTTTATTATTTTAGTAGAAGGATTGTAATACTGTTTGTTTTTCATACCTTTCATTAAAAAAATATTTGCAAAATTTAAAAAGGTTGTTTTAATAGCATCTGTATCATTAAAATAACTTTCATATATATTATCCCAAAAATTAATATCAGAATCATAAGAAGATATAATATCGTCATTATCAAACACTGTATTATATACCGGCTTCAATTCGCCATACTTTTCAAAATCCTCAAAAGCCTTTTTATATCCCACACAAGCCTTTTTAAATTTATCTATTTTTTTGTTTTTTTCTTTAACATCCATTACATTCGTTAGTTTGTCTGGATGGCATTCTAATGCAATTTTCTTATATATATCTTTGATGTCCTCTTTTGTATATTTAGAAATTTTATTAATATCTAAGTTTAATGATTCAATATACATTATTCCAAAAAGACACCTTATTTTTATTGTTAAATAATTAACGTGTTTTATTCTTTATATTAAAGATTTGACTATTATATATCATTATAGCTCTATGAATAACTGGACTAAATTAGAAGATAAGTTCGAAGCCATTATAACGGAAAATTACGAATATAACATATTATTAAACAGAGTTTTACTATCACAAAACAATACATTATTGTATTCGCCAATGGGGTTTCCGATAGATTTGTTTATAGATTTGATATTAAAAAAGAAATTCAATATACAAAATAAAATTTATAGAACAGAACATGTATGGGATAAACATTTGATATACAATGAAAATAGTCGATTTTTAGAATTGGATATAATGAATCCTGAAAATTATAAGAACATGGATAAAATAACTCCATTTCTACTGCATATTATAAAACATAAAAATATAGGCTTAGACAAACATTATATTGTAATAAAAAATATAGATTTATTATCCAAAATATTCTATGATTTTCGCATATTACTCGAAAAGTATTCTAATAATATTACTTTCATGTGCACTACACATTATAAATCTAAAATTGAAATGCCTATTATAAGCCGTTTCAATAGCTTTAGAATACCCTTGTTTACTTTTGACGAAATACTGAATATATTCTCTAAGTATCTTGATATATCTATGAACGATGAATTGGCTATTACGAAAACGCGCGATATCATTAAAGCCGTTTTTATAGCCGAAATAGAATGTAATCCCAATTCAGAAGATATATTAACAGAGGATTTCATTAAATATAATTACCCGCCTTTCGTGGAATTCATTAAGACTTTTAATAAGAATAAAAATAATATGGATGAGATAAGGAATATAGCTAATAAATGTTGCTTATTTAATATATCTATTAATAATATCATCGAAGATTTTATTAATCTCGTAGATTTAGGAGATCACTATATTAAAATCAAGTACTCTAAGATTCCTAAGAAAAAAATAGAGGAGGTTAAAAAAAATGAAAAAATAAATATTATAAATATCGGAATGCAAATAGATTGTATCTTATCACAGACGAATAAAATGAGAGAGCCTATTCATATCGAAATGCTTTTATATAAATTGTTGTATTAACATAGTAGCATATTAACATATTAGTCAGGAGGCTCATCTTTCGGATATGAGATACCTTTATTGTAACCCTTCATAGATAGATATTTAGAACTATAATTACAAACATATTTTTTTTCAAATTTAAAGTTATTAAATATGATATTTGCCGCAATATATTTATCGCATTCATATTTCTTATCATATATGATAGACATATATACGTATTTAATTTTATCAACGTGTTTTTCGAGACACTCATTGTATAGTACGGAACCTCCTATAATAAAAGAACTTTCGATAGTTTCTTCTTCATTAACATACTTAAATACTTCTTCGACATTCTTAAATATCTTGGTATCTTCGTGGTTGTCTCCTAATTCTCTCTTAATTTTATCATAATCATTTGAACTTACTATTATATTTATCCTATTCACCAATGGTCGTTTGGGAAGAGAGTACCATGTGTTCTTTCCCATAATCACACAATTTTTTTTGTTATTATCTTTAACATCTGATGTTATTTTTTTGAAATTTTTGAGTTCTTCAGGTATATTCCAACACATTTTATTATTATACCCTATACCATAATTAGTACTCGTAGCTACAATAATATTAATATCCTTGCCTGTATTCTTTTTCATTAAAATAATATATGTGTATAAGCCCAATCTTTTATATTATAATTTACCATCGTAGTAATACAAATAATATATATATACTTCGAATAGCAATATAAATAACAGAAGGCACTAATATATCAGTAATATCTCCTCTCGTGTTATCTTCTTCGGTCATTGTTTGATTGAAATGTATATCCGAGATAATATTTGGAGATAGTGTAGTATACGAACAATACGAAGATGGTACAGAATATACGTTTGTTCCTCTCAATAGCATTTCATTATAATATCCCTAATTCTTTATTACATTATTACATTATCTTGTACTGTTCGTTCATTATATTATATACGCGGTCTTTATATTCATCTACGGTTTCGCCTTCCTGTAATTCAACCATATCACAAACTCTAATTTTAATTTTATAATTTTGTACTAAGAATAGTTTTAGACTCGAGTGCATTATAGTTTCTCCATTATCTGAATTATGGTCCAATGAATTATCTTCGTATTTTATAACAACAGGTAACACAGAGTATCCTTCGACAAATGCTCCTTTACTGCAAAATTCTGTTATATTTCCCGGTACTTTAGGAATATTTCCACTACCCGGAGCAATAAATATTACAGGATCGCCAGCTTTTCTATTATCAATCCGGTTTTTTATTTTATTGCTGGTTTTCCCTTTTTCTACATATATAGTACCATACTTTTCATTATTTTCATCTGTGTATCCAAACATTGATATTAAAATTGTTTTTAATACAACATAACAAGCTCTTGGAAATGCACTTGCTAATACAAAACCATCGACGAGCGTTGTATGATTAAAGGAACATACAAATTTCTTATCGCTATACAAATGATTCATATATTTAATATAATCTTCTTTGGGAAGATCAATAGTTAATGATAAAGTGAACATTATTAATTTTCCAAAAATCAAAAAGACAGACATTAAACTACTCTCATCTCTAATACGGTGTATAACGAAATTTGATAATCTCAATAGTAAAAATATGAAAATTATACGAAACGGGAGAAATACATATAGAAATACCGTTTTAAGTATACTTATTATATCAATCATTGATTATTTATTAGAAATATTTAATAAAATTTAATATTAACACAGAGCAAACAAAAAATCATACAAGATTATTTATTATATTTCTTAAACCTATGTTTTAGATAATCTGTTAAATACTCTCACTTTATTTTGGTAGTTATTATATAATAAATCATTATTACCTTATATTCTATTATAAAAATATAAAAAAATATCCTAATAATATCTTTACTACTTAATTTTTTTTTTAGAAAGTATAAATTGGTCTGTAGCTCCATCTGTATATATATGATTATTATTTTCTAATAATATATAATCGTCTTTCATTAATTTCATAATATTATTTTTAGTAATACCTGTCCAGTCGTAAGTCATTGTTGGATATACTGGGTGATTATCTCCGGCTCCGCATATACCTGTTTTGCCGAGTAATCTACAATCGTCTATTATAATAATATCATCATAATCTCTTTTTTGTAATATTTCAAGCTCATACAACAAGGGTACTTCCTCTTCTCCAAAAGCAGTTGTCCCTCCGCTATAATGAGCATCTAAATATATAGTAATAGGTTCTTTAATAAAATTAAGTAGTTCAGGTAATATCTTTTTAGAGTCTCCATGATACATTTTGACGTTATCATATTTTTTAAATTGTTCTATATTGTAATTATACCATTTGTCAGACAATTCTATAGAATGAATATTTTCATAATTATTTAATACATTTTTTATCCCATCGCCTAAATATGTTCCCGTTTCTATATAATGAGTTGTTTTTACATTATTAGTTAAAGTATAAAATTCATTAGTTAAATTTGGCATAATTAAGTATATATACAACAATTATATATATATATCTTTATATGATATATTAGACGAATATAGAACTTCTTCATTTTAGGTTGGTATAATACAGAGATGATTTATACATGATTCTTATACATCAATGTTGTATATTTAGGGATATCTATATTATAATAGTCCTTGCTAGCATATTTATTATTTTTTATCCATATCCTCGCGATATAGTATAACTTCTTAGGGCTTATAGATACTCCATTGATATTATTTGTTACATCGTCGGTAGTCCCAATGTTTTCTCCTAAAATATTTGCGCATAACTCAAAGAATTTATTTTCAAAATCCTCGGGAGATATTTTGAATGATATGCATCCTCCGTTAATATTTAGATTATCCTCATATCTCGGTATAATATCTGCGCGCATTATAAAAAACATGCCCTTCTTAAATAGCTCTTTATAGCCTTTAAAATAGTGAACATAATCCTTAACAGTTGATATCTGTCCCAACATCTTGTAACTTTTATCATCCCAATTTATATCATAGGGATCGTGAAAATATATAGTCCAACAATCATTTAGAAATACATCATTATTACAGTCATTCATTATATCAAATATAAGCTAATAATTCTTATATATTAGGCTTTCATATCTAAACGAAAATATATGTATTTAGGATTTTTATACATTATATATTATATTTATCTCGCAATTCATTATCATCTATATATTCAAAGCCTTCTAAAAAATTATGATAATAATCTCCCGTAACAATAATAGCATCATTGCAACAAATCAATATATCTAATAAAATGGGGTTATTTAAGGGTCTTGAAATATAATCTTTTCCTGATGTATTTGCATTATTATCATAATATATATTATAATCCTTTATGAGTATTACGTGGCTATATCTAAAGTTAGAATACAAGTAATTATTTATAGTATAAAAACAGTTTTTATATAAGATATTATAATAATCCAAATATGCAAAATAATTTATTTCTAAACCATCTATTTTACTCTTGACCCTATCTAATTTATTCTCAATCCTGTGTATATCTCTCTCATATAAATCCACAACATAATTCATCACAATTTCCATTAAATCGCGAGTCAATAGATCTAAATAATTTTTCATATTATGTTATAATAGCTAAATAATATTATATATTCTTTATTCTTTATCATAGAATAATAATGAATTTGGTATAATAGCTTGAATTTATTGAATAACACACTAATAAATGCACTTTTCCGCAAATTATAATCCATAATCCCATGATAGCACAAGAATTCCAATATGTATTCTTTGTTATAACAAGACGCCTTCTGCGTATAAACTCAGTAAAAACTATAATGTGGCTGAAATAACCGAATGTTAAGATTACTATAGCGGATGCAAAGTTTTTCTCTTCGAGAACTAACAATAGATGTCCCCACCAATACCCTATATATCTAAATAAAATGTGGAATATGAGTTGGTAGTCATACTTTTTAATTTTGAAACACATATCTCCGAGTGTAAAAAGTGTAGTCATTGAGAATAGCAATGGTATACACATATTCGCCGATAGTACACTATGGCTTTCTGGATACGATGTAGTGATTATCATACATATTATATAATTTATTGCACATAACTTGTCTAATCTATGAAATAATGATCCGCTTCTTGCGTCAGACCAAAAAATAAGCGAAGAAAGACACGAACATGCTAATATAACAATTAGAGATTTCTGACCTATCCCAATTTCATACTGGATCCACTTAAATATACCATGTGTTAGAGGTATTATCATCCATAGCGATGTTATACCAAGTATTAGCTTATTTTTTTTAGGTAAATTGCTAACATCTGTTCTACCTACAGGAGTCATAATTATACAATTATATCAATTATAATTTATATACAATATATAAATAGATACTTATACGGATATTTATACGGATACTAAGATACTTGATTTATATATAGGAGTCTTCAATAATTTCTAGAATCGCTTTAAGATAGTATTTTGGAAATATTTTAGGATATCTGGGGTCAGTCATTATAATGTTCTTAAATTCGTCTAGTGAGAATAATAATGTGTTAAATCTTGAAGGCAATTCATTATATGTAATTGAGGAGTTATGCAAAGCCTTAAGAAGGATAGAGATATATATAAATATATTAGTATTATATACCACATATTTATACGTTGATTTATAAATACCTTGGCGCTTAGATTGTAAGTCTAGAATTTTACAGCATAGCGTTATAACGTCGAATATATTATTTTGCAAGCTAACATTGTCTATAGGATATAGCGCTATATGCTTAGCTATTTTGCGAAATATCTCTATAACATTCCTATGCTTCATATATTGGGAATTATATAGCAATGCTATTAAATACTCTATACATATCCCGCATTTATTCATAATAATGCTATTAATATGATGTGATATAGAATGATATCTATTGTGATACCAGTCACAATCTAATGTATTATCAATATCTTTACATTTATTAAAGCCATATTTATCTAATACATCGGATTTTATAACACTAATTCTATTATTATAATATTTATTGATATCCTCGGGTTTGGCATATTTTTTATAATTTTCTGTAAATAGCATATTGAACTTTACTGATACCGCTTTAAGCTTGTTATATTCAATAATATGCACATTACTCATATGATTCGCAACATATTCAAATATATCATCACAAATAACCACAGCGCACATTCTAATATTCCTACGAGTAACGATGAGTAACGATGAGTAACGATGAGTAACGATGAGTAACGATCAGTGGCGCAATGTGTAACCTTGCTATATTATATATGCTAATTTATCATTTTTTTAATTATTATATATAATCTAGTGTATTTCATGAATCTTCGTCGTAATATAGTTGAATTATTTCAATACATTTATTAGTTGCATTATTAATCCAATAATTGATATTCTCATATAAATTTTCTAGCCTTTCTTCCCACTCTTTTTGCTTATATTTTTTAACGAACATAAACCTTTACTATTTATTTCCCACGGTGATGATATTTTTTTACAATGAATTAAATAATCATCTGGATTAAATCTAATAAATATTATATTACGATGGTTAACATCTGTAGATAATTCCATTAATCTTTTATTTTCACAACTACAATCATAATCTCTATGTTGATTTTCATCAATTTCAACAATAATTAATTGAAAACCTAAATCAATAAATATATCTGGTCTTCTTCTTGAACAGCCACCTATCACTGTTTTATCAGTTGAAATAGTAATATCACTAAATCGCTCCTTCACAAAACAAGCTACTGCAGTTTCTTTTGTTTTATAATTTCTTGAATTAGGTTTATCAGGATATAAATTAACATAACAATATGCGCAATACCCTTCATATTTGTTAATTGGCCTTGTATAACACCATTCCGATATACACTTAGGACTTACAATATTTATCATTCCTTCTTTCTTGCAAGATCCACAATAGGTTGCTTTTTTATCATCAGGTAATCCAAAACTAGAATGTTTTATTTTACACTCAATACATTTAGGATGTCTCAAATCTACCATTCCTTCTTTCTTGCAAGATCCGCAATAAGTTGCTTTTTTATCATCGAGTAATCCAAAACTAGCTCTTGTATTTTTACATTCTGTACACAATAGAGTCATTGTAATAATATAAAAGGTTAATATATGATTATATCATTTTTTCTGGGTTTAAAAACGAGTACATAATTTATTTTTCTTTGAACTTTTAAAAACTTTTTGAAATTTCCAAAACTTTTTCAATTATGTACTCGTTTTTCATTCTATATATATGGAGTTCTTATATTTTTATAAAATGATAAATCTATACTATCAGTCTGTTCGTTTAAAATGTAATTTATAGGACACCCAATGTTTTCTAAGCCCTTTTTAATAAAATAGCTGTTGGACTTAATAATTTTAGAAAATTCAGAAAGATAATTATATGGAAATAGGTAGAAATTATCGCATATATAATCAGGGTCCTCAGAGATACTTACAATATTAAACTTATCAAGCTGAACGTTGCTGTTTGCAAAATCCCTTTTAAACAATAGATCAAAGCGAGTTATTATTATTAAATCATATTCTCTTCCTTCAGTTAGACATAGATTTACAACATCATCTATTTTAATATTCTTAGACAGTTGTATATCTTCGTCATCTTCTATAAAATTGCATTTTACCGGCTTATATTTATTTAATAAATCATCTCTGTATTTCTCTGGTAAGACATTAGTACTAATATAGACATCTATATCATAACCCATATTTTTAAAGTATTCAAAAATATATATCTGGTAATTTTCGTAACTATTGTTGTAATCTACTGAATATAATGTGCCATATTGCCAATGTCTATTTATTTCTAATGAAATTCCCGATAATAATAATGCCAATTTCATAATTAAATATTAATTTGCATTAATTTCTTATATTATTTGATAGAAATATATATCTAATAATATTAGATATAATAATGAATAAAAATAAAGATTGTCCTTCAGGCAAAGAGCTTAATCCTAAGACGGGAAGATGTATCAATAGGTGCAAGGATGGTGAAGTAAGAAATCTCGATACTGGACGCTGTATAAAGATTAAATTAAAACTAAAATCTAAAGATTGTCCCTCGGGCAAAGAGCTTAACCCTAAGACAGGTAGATGTATCAATAAATGCAAGGATGGCGAAGTAAGAAATCTCGATACTGGACGCTGTATAAAGATTAAATTAAAACTAAAATCTAAAGATTGTCCCTCAGGCAAAGAGCTTAACCCTAAGACAGGTAGATGTATCAATAAATGCAAGGATGGCGAAGTAAGAAATATAAATACCGGTAAATGCATTAAGATAAGAATAAAGAAGGATAGCGATAAAATATCAATCAATAAAATGATATCAGATTTAGAATTACCTCCAGAATCTTCAAAATCATCGTCATCTATTTACATAGATAGTCCTATACTGACTAATCAATACACTCTATATAACAGAATGAAACTTTATAAAAAAGCCAAGTATTCTTTAAATAAAATTAGTAATAAAGAGTGTCTTAAAAATATTAAGATAAATGGCCGGAAGTTAATGACTCTTTCTAACAAACTATTCTTAGATAAAAGAATTGGCTCTAAGAGTGTCTATGGAGCTATTTATTTATCGAGTATTCGTAATATCCCAGATCTATTATTAGTATCAAAGGTTAATAGTAGAAACAAAAGCAATTTAAAAGAAGTAAGTATCATGAATGATTTAACAGATAATTTACTATTAACATATAAATCTAAACATTTCCCTCTTATCTATAGTAGCCATGTATGCAATAAAAAATCGGAAGTCAATCGCGCATCTCTTGTAAGTGTAAACGAGCTATGTAATGGTGACTTGAAAATGTTATTAGAAGATAAATCCAACTATCCTTTTAGTGAAAAGACCCTATATAATATGCTGTTTCAAATATTTATATCAATAGCCACATACCAAGAATATTCTAAGAATATTCACAACGATTGCCATTATGGAAATATATTATATCAAACAAATACTGAAAAAGGCTACTATAAATATACTTATAATCACCCTTATAATACAATTAATTTCTATTTAGAATCGTGTCCTTATAATATGATGTTATACGATTTTGGATTAGCACAACAACCTTATTGGTTCGAAAATAACGCGTTTTATAAAGATTTTTACAGAATAATACATGCTTTTATACCTGAAAAATACGGAGGATGGAATTTATATCTTCAAAAATCAAAGTTTGTCAATAATATGATTATGATAAAAAATACTATTCGTAAAATGTTAGAAGAAAAAAGACCATATTCTTTTAATACAATATTGTTCGTATTGTTGCCCTATATGAAAGATATCTGTAAAACTAACAAAGACCCCAATGATGTAATATTAAACACCAAATCGTTCGTAATAGGCTAATTTTTATGTTATTGCATCTCCTAAAACACCGATACCCGATACTGCTGCTACTGGTTTATAAAGTATTGATAGTATACTCCAGAATAATGCAATAGCTATTGTAATAAACCCTATAACTATCATTGAAACGCCAATATAATAATAACTATTGTCTACAGTAAAATCGTCAGGATTCGCCGGATCATAACTAACATTTACTGGTTGATTATCATTTACAATGCGATTTGTTTGATACCCCTTTTTATATTCAACTCCTTTAACCATATATACAATATCTGCTGTACAATTAACAATTGTTTTCTTGTTTTTATTGATGTCTTCTATGATTTCATTCTCGCACTTGACGTTTGTATATTTTCCTATAACATTCTTGGTCTTATTTGAGTTACTATTTTTAAGCCAGAACCCTATATATATGATAAATGCACAAATTATAATTATAATAATTGTAAAAAATATATTGTAAATTATACCTATAGTCGCCGTAGTATCATAAATAGGCTTAAGAACGTCTTTATTCGAATCCAAATCCTTCAATACGGTACCTACAAAACCTTGTTGGTATGCTGAAGGCATGCCTTCCTGCATATTTATGTTTCCGCCTTTTTTTCTCATAATTTATATATTATCTCTAATATATTAAAAATATTTATTATATATTAGATAATGGCTTTAGAATCTTTAGATAATATATCAGTATTTAGCATAGTTATAATCGGTCTATACTTAACAATAGCATGTGCGATGGTACCTTTTACAGTTATGGGTGAAAAAGTGCGAAACACTATTATAGCAAATCCGTATTTTCAACATATATTAACTTTTTCGTTGATATTCTTTTTAATTGTTTTATTGAATAAAATTCCGCCTTCAATTCCGCTACAAGGATTACAATCTATTATAAATAGCCCCAGAGGCGAATTATTGAATTTATTCGGAATTTCAATATTAATGTATGCGCTATTTATTATGTCTTCGCGGGCATCTCTAATGTTTACGTCAGTAATACTATTACTACTTGTTGTATTATTCATATTAAATACAATGGCTTCTAAGAAAAAAGAAGAAAACAACGAAGAAGAGTATAAAAAATACAAGTTATCTCAGAATATACTATTTATATTAATAATAATTTTATGTACTACTGGTTCCATCATATATATCACAGATAAGTACAACACTTATGGTGATAAATTTGGCTTGCTACCATTTATATTTGAAAACTCCAAATTTAACAGAGAAAACTCTAAAACTGTAATAAAAACTGTTTTTACAAAAACCTCTAAGAAAACTCGATAATAATAAAAAATATCTTAATATATTAGATATTATATATTAGATATTATATACGAATATGGCATTAGAAGCATTGGATAACATAGCTGAATTGGGTGTTCCTTTATTCGCGTTATATCTTTTGATTTTCTGTAATTTTTCTAAAGAAACATTGGGTTGCAAGTTGCAATATGCATTAAATGAAAATATGTATTTCAAACATTTGATGACCTTTTTACTATTGTTCTTTTTAGTTATACTAACTGATCCTAAAAATGCCGACAAAGATCTATTAACATCTTTCGGCTTCACATTACTGACTTATATTATATTTATCATAACGACAAGAACATCTTTCATATTTATGATAGTAATAATAATAATATTGTTAATTTCATATATATTAAATTCAATAGCCAAAAAGAAAAAAGAGGAAAATAAGGAAGAAGAATTTAGAAAATATAAATTGGTCCAGAACATATTATTTATAGTTATAATAATCCTTGGTTCTACAGGCTTTATTATATATGCTATAGAAAAATATAGAGAGTATGGTAAGGAATTCTCTATAGTTAAATTTATATTAGGAAATCCATTGTGCAAAAATTATACATCTGAAAGTGCAAAAGTTTTTTAATGTTAAAAAAATAAAAATTGATTTTACCGGATATGATAAATAATAAGTTATCCGGTAAAGATACAGATATTATGAAAATATTTTAGTTAGCAATGGCATTTATACATTAGAAGGCTATTGGCCAAGAACTTTTACCAAAGGGAATCGCTGTGTAGTAAATGTGAAAATAGCTTCATAATATCTGCATCAAATTACGCATTTTTTTTTACTTTATTATTTCTGTTTATTTTTTTTATATTCAGCAACAGATGTAAACATACCCTTGCTTTTTACATATTCTTTGTTGGAACCCTTTGTTTTATATATAACTCTTTCTTTTCCTAAAATCTCTTTTTTTCCTACTTTTTTATATACATTTTTACTATATTTTCCTCCCATTTTACCTTTTGCTCCTCTGGGAGATCCTGTCTTTGCCGGTCCTGTCTTTGCTGATCCTGTCTTTGCTGATCCTGTGTTTGCTGGCTTAGTAGAAAGGACAAGCGGGAGTTGTACGCGTTGTTGGTGAGGCCCTTCAGATCGATTGTAATTCGATTTTTGTAATTCTATTGCTTGTTTTGCTTGTTCTACAAGCATCATTTGAAAAGCTTCGTCGCGACCATACAGTTTTTCATTATTTTGGAATGTTATAAGTTCTTCTCCTCTTAATAAATTATTCGGATTTGCACCATTAAACGGTCCTGACGGATAGTGTTCGAGTCCTCCGTCAAAATAAGTTAATGGTTGTCTCTCCGGACCTTTGGGAACCCGAGCCATATTTATTCACCTTCTATTTTATTACTATATTTTTTTATAGATTTGATATATATAATTATTATTTGTAAAAAAATCTCGTTAAATTATATATATATCATCAATGGTGCATATTATATGATATATAATACAAATATATAAGAATATATTAAGATATATAATAAATATCAATATAATTCGTGTTAATGTTTAGATTTACGTTCAGGTCTATGCTATTGCTCGCAGTATTCTGTGCTACTAATTGCGATTGCTTTGTTGCTGTTACTAATATCCCAAATATTAAATTGCGTACTTTGAGAAATGTATGTATGGCTAAAGAGGATAATTTTAATGATATTGATATAGATAGATCTGGAAAGTTGGATAGTAAAGAATTGGATATTTTTTACGGAAAAATGAATTATATGGATATCGCAGATCTTAATAGTGACGAGGAGTTAGATTATCTTGAATTTGAAAGATTGAAAAATATTAAGAAATTTGGTATTAAAAATGGCGGAAATCTGTTTGTTAGAAATGCTGTAAGACTCGGTCTCTTGAATGAAAATTCTATTTTGGCCGAAGGAGAAGCATCTATTACTTTGGGAAACAAGGGATTTGATCCGCTAAATTGTTCTACTGATATTATCACATTGAAAAAATACAGAGAATCCGAAATTAAACATGGGCGTCTCGCAATGCTTGCAACTGTAGGATGGCCATTGTCTGAATTGTATAATCCTTATTTATCTGATATTTCTAATTCTGCTAATTTGCTTTCTATAAATGGCAAGACCCCTTCTTTGTTAAATGGAGGACTTGATAAAGTTAACCCAGTGTTCTTTATGACCCTTATTGTATTCGCAACTACACTTGAACTTGCAGCTATTAGTAAAAAATATGATAAGAACAGTATTGCAGGAGATTTGGGTTTCGATCCTCTGAATTTTTATAGAGACAAGGATGTTGTTACTAAAACTAAGTTGGAACTTAAAGAACTTAATAACGGCAGATTGGCGATGCTTGCTATTACCTATTTTGCACTTAGAGAGTTTATAACGGATACTCCGATAGTTAAAAGTGCGCCATTTTTCTTCAATAGTTTTCTTTGAGTATTATAAATGGATAACAAAATAAATTATTATAAGATAATAGATGGTCTAAATTTCGATGCTGGATTATTAAATATGGCCGATGAATTGATAAAAGGGCAGGGTGACGGACGAATTTCGATCGATGATTCTAATAAATTATTATTGAAAATATTTGACGGAGGCACAATTACTAAAGTAGAATGCAGAACTATATTATATATATTGAAAAATTACAAATTAACGCACGAGGCTTCACAAAACTTCTTAGATAAACTTATTAAATACGATTGATATATATTGAAAAATTGATAATTAGGACTTAACTTGGAATTATGCCTGTAGACATTAGAGATATCCCATTTACTCTATCATATGATAAAGTATACACAAAAAAAAGATTAATAGATCTAAAAAAATTTCCTAAAAAAAGAGATACAAGTGCTCTCGCTTTAATAGCAAAATATTTACATAGTAACTAATTTTTTACCGAAATATCGTATGTAAATATTTCAGATCATAATATAAGAATGTGAAAAATATAATACTTGTAAAATAAGAAATATATAGAGAAGTAAATAAATTCTTAACATACATATAGTAAATTTGTAAGGAATATACGGTATAGTAAAATCCAAGATCGCGCTTAAGAATACAAACATTGCAGTTATCGGGAACCCTGTTTATTTTACGAAAATAATAAATAGCCGAGCATCCAAATAGAAAAATATTATAATGCGTTATCTTAGAAATGTAAAATAATAAGAATAAAAAGGATATATTGTTAAATCCTATGTAATACTCTATGTCGTGAATTATTTTTGCATTTAGGCGTATCGAAGAATTATTGTAATACGCCGATAACAGACCAAGAACTTTTCCGAAATAATATGCGCTCCGAGGATATATGCAATAATGTATCTTCAATACTACTTGCAAATTACTATTACTATACTTATTATACATATAATGGCTTTCGCGATGATAATCAAATGCTAAAACATCCCCTTTTTTTACAATATTATCTTGGGGCATCATGGTAAATCTTGTAACTACATTGCAATTATCATCTAAACCTATGATAATACAATAACAAGATGCAAAAGGGAATAGATAATAAGGGCCATCTATACTTCTCGTGCTGCTTTTATCATTATTTACATATGGAGGAGTTAAGTATATCTCGTTCATATCATTGATAATATCTATATAATAATTTTTTCCAAAATTATCTTGAAACATTTTTATTATATTTTTATTTGTTGCAATAGTGTAATATAACAGTGAAATATCTGCAGGAAGCATATCGTACCTCCAACTGGTACAGCGAGAAAAACGAGTATAATAAGCAAAACTATGTGAAATAGCCCATTCTCTTATTTTATCTAAATCAGAATGCTCTGGCAATTTGCACTTATATATTCTATATTGTTGATTTTGCCATGGAAAATAATATAACATATTATAATATAAAGCAATATTTTTCTAAATTATACCTTTGCAATAACAGATGAAATATGTCCAATAAATGTAAAAATTTGACTTAAGGCCATACAATATTATATATAACAATCTAACCATCAAGCAATTTGTAAAAGATTCGTAGAAGCTTGTAAGCGCAAAATGAGTAAATTTATCAATACATTTACAAAAGTCCATATGGATCCTATGGAGTCGGATAACACAAATACCGAAGAGTATTATTCATCTTATATTCCAGATGAAGTAAATAAGATTATTACAGAAAAGATGTATTATATTGTTAGACACGATTATAATAAGAAGGTATACAAGACTCCAGATGAGTGTGATGCAATGTTAAAGGATTTATCTACAAAGATAAAATACAGAAACTATGATATTATTCTAAGCAAATTACTAAAACAATATGAGATATATTGTTTCGAATTTTATATGTGCTATAATTTAGATATTGTATCTATTATGTTTAGAGTATTAACAAAAGAATATTACAAATTCATTAAATACTATATGAAACATGATGTAGCTAAGCACGAATATGATACTGAGTCTGACGAAACTATATTAAATAAAATGATTTCATATAAAAAAAAAGAAGAACGTAAAAAATACAAGAATCTCACAATAACAATTCCAGTCTATATACCACCTTATAGATATAATACGAGACCAAAAGTATAATTCATATAAATCAATAATTGGTATATTTATTTAATTGCTCAATTATCTCATTACTTCTATCTATAATATTTTTTTCTTCAAAACTATCATAATTTTGAGATATATTTCGCGTAAGCATACAATTACTTTTACTATACGATTGTTTTTTGTTCGCATATGGTTTAGAACCCAGAGCACTGTTGCCTTTATGGCCATTTTCGCTGTTTTTACCTTCATATAAAGTTAAATTGCCAATACAATCCATAAGATGCTGATTTGATAATTTTGTTTTATCTTTCTGGCAAAATACATGTTCGAGAGTATAGTCGAGTGGAACAATATGCTTATCTGTATTTATACAGGTTTCTAAGAACATGAGTAAGTGCGTAGCATTTGTTGATTTGAAATTCATATCTTTCATTGAATTACAATAATTTTCATCATTTATAGATATATGTTTATTATTCTTTAGACACACCTCTATCTCTTTATAATAATCGGTATCCTTATTTTTCAGAAAATTATTTGTTATTCTAATAAATTCGTTTGAATAACAAAGATTATTGAAATTTCTATTTTTAAATTGAAGATTTCTGAAATAAAATTTAGTCATTAGTTTAATTAAATCCGCATTTATATTATTAGTCTTATAGAATATTGGTAACAAACACCACATATATGCTTCCCAACTTAAACATATTCTCTGAGTATTATTAAGCAATCTGCCAAATCTATCTTTACTTATCTTATCAATAATTTCAAACAGTCTCTCTACAATCATAAAGAATATATTTATCTCATTGTAAGTATTACTATCTTCAATAATTTTTTTATATGATTCTTCGTGATTTATTGTCCTTTGGAATTTATTATTATATAATTGAATAGCTACATCGAATATTTTTGCACCAAAATTCTTAATAATCTTATGTTCTTTATGTTTCAGTTCCTCCCATCTTTCATATATTTCCACCTTCTTATCGTCAGGAATATTTACAATGATTGGATTTTTAATTATATCCAAGGTTTCTACAGATTTACCTCTATTATTTTCCCAATCAAATATCCTACTAACATATTCAGGATCGTTACAGTCGTAATATTGTACATCAATATCATTTATAATGAATTTATATAAGTTTATTAAGTCTTGTTCATCGTATTTTTTTAGAGAAATAAACTTGTATATTTCATTAAAAGCAGAATATAATTTACTATTTTGTTCAGGAATACAATAATCATGATGTTTTGTTATGTGTCTAATAAAATCACTTTTGCGCGAGATCTTAACTTTACAAGTACATACATATTCTTCTTCTTCATCAATGGACTCAATATCATCTAAATTATCTATAAACTTTACCCATGGGACAATTATATTATTTAATATTTTTACCAAACTTTCCATATCATAAGGATTGATACAATATATTTTTGGTATTTTAGCAACCTTAAACCTCTCCTTTATTATAGTTTGCTCAGGTGTTAAATTTTCAATTTCAGTATCTATAGTCAATAATGCAGCAATTTTATCTTTTAATTTATTTGATAAATAACCAATAACATGAAGAATTAGGATTGTAGTTAAAATTCTTTGTTGCCCATCGTATATATTGTTTCCATTGTTATAATTTAGATTTATAATAGAACCCATCTTTTCAACATACTTATTTTCTTCAAAAATTTTGAATATATCTACTACGAATTTATTGATCTCTTTTAATTCCCACGAATATTCGCGTTGGTTCATTGGAATTTTTAGATTTTTTTGAAGTATAGTATTCCATGTTTCTTGATTTGTAGTATACGGTTTAATACGCGACATTCTTACAATCTTATAAAGAGCAATATAATCATTTTTTTTATTTTATTAGAAATTAGAAAAAAGATATGGATTATGATACTATATGTTTCTTAGAAAAATGCTCGATACTCTCAATTATGTTATTGTAGTCACTGTCTGATTTATCTGTTAAATCTATATACGAGAGCCCGTAATCTATTATTTTTATTACCCATTCATTATTCTCTTTTTTTAACATAACATTAGATTCGCAATACAAATCATAGTGTATTACTCCAATACCATTTAAGATATTCGTTGCTTCTCGTATCTGTTTGATAATTTTATTAAAATTACTTTGCGACAACTTATTAATATAGTATCGCAAAGGATTCTTTCCGGAATACTCGAATATCATTAAATTATATTCGGCGTTCGTAGTCTTGTCTCTTACTAATACTAACAAATTATCAGGAAGCCTTATATTTTCATATATATGAAGTAACTTTGTGTGATATTTACAATCTTTTATATTATCATTTATATAATTGTTAATATCTCTCTCCTTTATAAAATCAGATTGCATATCTGTGCGAATAAGTTTGCCAAAATACTCGGTATTCATTTGTTCAAAACTAAAACAAATAATACTGTCTTTTTTCCTTTTTATTACTCTGATTGCTCTGATATCATAGTAATCCATAATAGATATTTTTTTATTAATTAACCCTATCAATTTTTATATAGATTTGTATTTTTTACTTTTTACAATACTACCTTTAGATTTTTTACCTAAAGTTAGAGATTTATACAGAGATTTTAACGAGGGTATTTGTGAAGTAGACAGAGAACGAGGCATACGCGGCATACGCGGAGAGCGAGGAGAGCGAGGAGAGCTCTTAGATGTCTTTGAATATTTCATAATAAAATAACATCTAATAAGTTGAATATACAATACACATGATTTTAAAAGTTTATTAAACTCTGTAATATTTTCACTCATTCGTAATAATTTAATAAGTTTCCCAGAAGTATAATTAAAAAATATGGGTTCACCTTCATCTATTATGGGGTAATTAAAGTTATCATTGTTTATTGTACATATAATCTCAAATTTGTTTTTATTTTTTAAGATATATTTTAAAGACTTATTGCTCGACCCAGAGTTACTCAAAGTCTTAGGTAAACACACGACCATCTTCTTAATGGCCAATAAAGCAATTATATAAAGTACCATATGATCCTTATTTTTTATATAGATATGGTCTTCGTAAATTGCAGTTTCATTGCTATTATAAATTATATAGAACAAATCGTACTTATTAATATTTGTGTCTTTTTTTAAAAATGCAATAATTCCCTTGATATCTTCGGTATTATCTACGACAAAATCGTTTTTCTCACTATAGCCACTTTTGTAACTTCTAATATAATATGGGATAATGCTTTCGCCATCTTTATATTTTCCCAACGATGCATCTTCCGAAGACATATATTGTAAATATTTATTCCATTCTCTTGCCTGTTTATTTGTATCAAAAACTATGAACTCGTATAATACCCCACCTTCCGAATGGCAATCTAATTGATTTTCAACCAATTCCGCATAATGAGGCGGTTGCCTATCATCAGCTGCTCCTTGGTCTCTCGCAGATTCTTCGCTTGTTAAACAAGCAGGGTGTTCAAACAGAATATAATTACGAGAGTAATGTTTTTTATTAAGATAATCATCACGTTTATCCAGAGGCTCGTAAGCATCGGTGAGCCATAAATACTCTATAGGTAATTGCAGAATATTCATAGTTAGATAAAGTTGCTTCGAGTTAATTAACATACTTAATATTCGGTCATCTGCTTTTCCTTGAAATTTCTGCATAAAAGACCATTTTGCCCACATATTAAGTAATTCTCTTCCATTATCATTATTGCAAAAATACATAATACCTCCAGAAGTTTCAAATGTAAATGGGTCGAAACACGGTTTAGTTTTATAGTGGATATTTGATCGAGGGTCTATATTCCACCCACGACCCATATAGTCGACATTGTACATATCAAAAATATGCGGGTATTTATTAACAGTCATATCGCCATCAATATATACAACTGATATATCTTCTCTCCCAATATCTCTTAATGTATCAAGAACCTTTCTGATAAATAGAGGTTTTGCATTGATAGCAAGTTGATATCCGCCCGGAACAGCAAATTCGGGATATTCCTGTGCAAAGTAATTGCATTTTTTACTTTTACAGTTTTTTTCCCATGTATCAATCATTTTCTCAAATAATACAGGTTCTCTAATAAGCTTCTGGCCATCTTTGAGCTGCCAATTATAGTCCAAGTAATTAAGTTCTTTACAAGGACTTTGTGTATTTCTATTAATATTTCCTTTTCCCCACCAATAAGTTATGATAATAAATTTAGAATCGTCGTTTACAAAATTCGCATCAGTAATATTTAACTTCTTATTATCTATGATATTCTTGACTCTCTCTATTAAATCTCTTTGCGTAGATCTTTTCGGAGATGTGCTCATTTGTATTATCCTAATAAGATAAAATATTTTAATTGATATAATGATATTAGGATATAATAAAAATTGATTTAAGCATATCTATTAGAAAATACAAAGCGGCGAAGCAGCGAAGATGGATTATATCAATGCGTTAGAATATGCATTTATTGTATTGCAGTTCATATTTTTATCTATTATCATATGGACATCAGTAGTCACAATAATATATTGACTGGCTCATAATATATTATTGTAAAAAATGATTTATATCTTATGACAAAGTAAAACAACTACTAATTCTAATATAATATTTATGCGGTTTCCTATTCTTCAACAATTAACAATTTCTTTTTAGGTTTTACTATTCTCAACTTTTTTACCTTTGGTTTTACTTCAATTTCTATCACTTCGTTTTCTACGTCGTCTTCCTCAACAACTTCATTATAAGACGGGTTTTTTATTTGGTTGATTTCTTGACGTGTTAATCCTATTAATTTGTAAAACTCGTCTTCTGATATATCGGCAATTCCTAACTTACGAATGTCTGGAAGATATTTGAATGCTTCACTATCTAAAAACGATTGTCCGTATTTAAGATAATCACTAATAACTACACTAATATTAAAATCCATTATTTTTTTTATCAACTCTAAATTGTCGCCCAAAATGTAAAACTTGTGATTTCCAGTCAAACTCATTTTTCCTTCATCAATAAATGCCCCCTTAAATCCTCGTTTATTAGCAATAATAAGTTTGCATTTATTTGCGTCTGGATGTTGTTCTGTTGCTTTTTTTACCAATATACCTTCTTTTAAGGTATATGTATCAATCGCCCACATATCTTCTAATGTATATTCAGTTGGTATTTTTGCCTTTGTTCCAGATGATTTTATGGTTTTTGTTTTGTATTCCAAACTACAGTTATGTTTTTCTATAAACTGAATGAGTTTATCAAATATACTATGGAATGCTAATGGAATGGAATAATTTTTATTGAGATATTCAAATGATATTGTTGTAAGTTTTTTGCGTTTGATTTCGCTAATAATCTCTGTCTTTTTATTTTGTGTATTAAGAGTGTTTTGTAATACATACAACGAAATAGGAATATCAGCATTAATCTCTCCCTTTGATTGCGAATCATCCCACAATTTCAACCAAACAATATGTTTCTCCAACATCTCGTTATGTAGCGAATGACTTTTCTTCAACCAACTTAACGGATTAATGAATGCTAAAAACCCATGTGGTTTCAACCATTCAAACGATTTTTCAATAAACTTGGTCCATATGGTTTCATTTTTTTCTCCCAACTGCTTTCCAGTATGAGAACGAATACCTCCCTTGTTGTATGGAGGATTTCCTAAAATCACATCAAAACTATTGAGTTCTAATCCCCAGACACTTAATATATCAAGTTCTAATGTATCTCCTTCGTAAAGGTTTAACTTGTACTGATTACTCATATTGAATATTTGATGACTAATAAACACATTTTTCTTATTTAATTCGCTCATATACAACATATTTTCTATTATATGTTTCTTGCGGTCTTCATCATTTGGAATTTGAGTTTTTAATCCTTCCATCAGTTTCAAATAAACTGCTACTGGAAAATTACCCATACCAGAAGCTGGGTCAAACCATTTGAAACTTGGTTCATTAAATATAGTTCTTCCATGTTCCTTAATATAATGTTTATCTAAATTATCTAACATTTCAAATACTAAGCACATAGGAGTAAATACTTCGCCATTTTCTTGCTTCTCTTTTTGCTTTGGTTTCAAACAACTATCAATTAGTTCCAACAACTCTTTTGGTTTATCTATTAAACTTTGTAAAGACATCTTAAATTGTATTGATATATTATATATACAGGAGTTTTTTCTAATATATTTTCCTACAATTGCTTCAATCAATTTTATAATATCTGGTTTATTCCACCAGATAAACGACTGGTCTTGAAATACACTCAATAATGCTGGGCTGGTCTTAATCGTATTTAACATTTCTAAAATATCTTTGTGTTCAGTATTCATAGTCAAAATACAAATCAACGGAATGATAAATGGTAATACATCTTTGGTAATAGAAATATCAATATCTTTATTATCTTCTGTATTTTCTGCATCTTTCACTTCAATAGCCCCTTCATCTTGTTTTATTGTTTCTTTTCCAGTTGGTAATGCTTCTTCGCTTTCTTCGTCAAACTGAATTTTTACATTTACTTTCTTATCACCAATAGAACTGGTAAAATACTGGTTCATCATTTTTTGGTCTTTTGTATCCATATCAATAATGCTCTCTTCAATTTTTTTCAGCAATATTTTTAAGTTATGTATAGGGTCTACTTTCCAAATATGTAAGAGTTTTTCAACTAATTTTGTCTTGTTCTCTTTTCCTTGAAATAAATCACTATCAATATTTATCAAATTATTTTCTACCAGATATGTTATTTTCTGCTCTACATTCAAATCTTTTTTATACACATTATAATCCAAGCAAGTATTTAGAACTCTGGAAATATTCAAATCAACAACAAACCCCATTTTTTTTATTCCATTATTTATTTTATCATTATCACTATTATTGATACTTTCAGTCATACAACGATACATCATTTGGATAATCTTATCACTTGAAACAATATCATTAAACAGAAATACTACATCTACAAATTGTAATGTAATTCCCAAAGTTAATTGATTTCCTGCTAATAAAATCAACCCATCTTTCCCTTCTTCTTTTGCTTTCAATTCCCAATTTTTTATTTCTTCTTTGATGTCTTTCAATTTATACTTTTTTTTAGAATTCACAATTTTTATTTCATAATTTTTAAGGATACTATTTTTTTCCATTCTATCTTTCAAATGTTCGCTTACTTTATTAATCGTCATATTTATTCCAAAAGGTAAAAACCATAATTGACTTGTAAAATCTCCATTATTCAATCGTGTTCTGCTATTCTTTTCAATAGCAATTCGTTTTATTCTTCCAAACATAGATAAATCTTTTTTAGGGTAATCTTGTTCCTTATTGCTTCCAGTAATATATCTCAATATCGTATCAACTTCATTTGGAAAATTTCCACTTAAAAGTGTTCCATTTGAAAATCCATATGAAGTATCTTTAATTTGTTCTTTTATTACTTCAAACCTTTTTCTATCCATCATATTTGTAAGAATATGTAAATCAGGCATTTTATCATAAATTTGTAATATTTGTCCTTTATTTTCTTCGGTTAAGAACAACAATACATCATCTCCATGTTTTTTTAATAGCCCTTGAATATCTCTTTTTTTACATAATTGTTCGTCTTCAATATCCCAATAAAACTGATTATCTAATGGAATATTCCACTCACTTAAAGGTTTCGCATATGTAGCGGTTAAATATAATTTTATAGTTTTTGAAGATGAGTACGATTGTAAAATATTTTTAGACATTAATGTTGTTCCGTGAAAATGGTTTTCATCAAACACGATAAAATCTAAATTGAGTTGTTGTATTGATACTATTTTTTTTTCACATACATAATCATCTAATAATTGTTTGCTTACGATAATAATATTATTTCCTCGAAGAACCATCGTTTCAATATCAGTTCCTTTTTTAATTTCAACAATATTTATTCCATTAAAATCTATAAACTTATGAAATAAATCATCTGTGAATTGAGATAATGTTTCTGTTGGTGCAGGTGTAATAATCAATCCATTTAATGATAAATATTTTTTATGGTATTTAATAAACAAGCAGCCAACACAATAGGTTTTTCCAGACCTCGCTTTTGCTCCTAATAATAATTCTTTTTCTCCTTCATCAATTCTTTCCATTTGTTTATAAGTAATTAACTCTTGATGAAATCGTGGTAATAATGGGACCTTTCTATTATAAAATTTTGAATTTACTTCTCCAATTGTAATGTCTTGTATAGATTGTTTGAGATTTTGAAAATATATTTCTAAATCTTCCAAATCTAAAATATGATGAATATTTTCTTTGATATAATTGTTTGTGGCTTGACTTGAAGTGATTATATTCATTACTTTTTGTTTATTATTCACGACAAGATAAATATCACATTCTTTGTATTTATGCGAGTGTTGTTTTACAATTGCTAAAATTTTCTCAACATCGTAATTATCAATAGATTTTTTACTATCATCTAAGTAAAACTTGGAAGACATAAAAACCCATTTCCCATTATTTTTATTTTGTAAAGTAATATCACTTGAACCTCCTTTACCTTTGCTAAATACAGATATATCTCGTAAGTAAATTTCTAAATCCTCCACTTTTTTTAATTTACAAGTATTAATATTTCCTTCATAATGGTCGTAAATATCATTTGGTAAGATGGGATAAAATCCAAATTTAATGATAATATCCCATACTTTTTCAAATACATTACCTCTTTTAGATTGCGTTTCTGCCTTTGTTTTACCAATTACAGATTGTAAAAGTTCATCAAAAGTAGAAACTTGTTGTATGCGTTCAAATAATTCAATTCCGTTCATTCTTGATTATAGTTTAAGTATTGTAGTATATTTATTATTGAATAAAAACGAATCAATTTTTATTCAATTTTGGAAAATGTTGATGTCTCTTTATTTTTTCTTGTTTTATTATTAACATGAACAACTATACCTAAATGTTGTATTTTAATATCAAAATCCTTGTATTTATTTTTCATTTCAAATAATAATTCGCCCATAGTAAGTTGTTCGTTCCTGTCTATAATACCTAACGCGCTCTTCAATTAAAAATTTTACAAACCTTATCCATACTTTCATTATTATTCAAATAATACTGGAAGGCAGAAGTTTTATAATCAATTCCCTTATGTTTTCATATAATAAAATTAGAAAATAACACTTATATTTTGTGTAGTTTTAAATGTGCGAGGATGTAAACATAATAATATATTATGAGCCAGTCAATATATTATTGTAAAAAATGATTTATATCTTATATATATTATAAAATGGTTTCGCTTATCGATATTATTAATATAGAACATGCTATAGGTGAAAATATTTTAGATACTAATAATGTCAAGAATACTGCTATGATAAGTAGAGTTTGTAAACTGTTTAATGAGATAACTAAGAAAAAGATGGATGCATATTATAAGAAATATATTAAGAATATAATTCTGAAGAGAATAGATGTTGTTATTACGAATAAAATGTACTCTATTATAAAAAATAATGATACGCGAAAGTCCTTATATAAAACCGTAGAGGAGTACGACGAAGATTTATGTGAAATATCTAAAGATATAAATAAGAATATATATGAGGATATTATTGAAGGCCTTAAAACGACCTATAGAGAATATATATTTGACGCAAGCATATCAAATAGCTGTTATGAAGTATATCTGTTTGGAATAATGGAGGACGAATACTTAAAACTCATTAAATATTTGGAGCAAAAAAAATATATAAATACTTAGTATATAAGATACTCTATATTAAACTATGGAAATCTCCGAGGAAATTATAAATAACAGATACAATACGGATATATATATAAACAACCCTGATAAAATCTCGAATATTGAAATTTTACATAAACTAAATATTAAGAATGACGAGCCATTTTTTTCAATAATTATCCCTATATGCAATCAAGAAAGTATTATTGTAAAACATATTAAATCAATCTTGGATAAAACAACAGAAAAAGACCATGAACTAATATTAATTATTGATTGCTGCTCTGATAGAACAGAGGAGAATATAACATCTTGGATAAATAATATTGGATCAGAGTTACATAACTATAAACTATTGACTAATATCTTGGTATTAAAAAGTACCATTCCTTTATTTGAAGTTGCAGCAGATAATCTGGGTTTTTTCTGTTCGCGAGGAAAATACTGTTTGGAAATTCAAGCCGATATGGAGATGACTGATGAAGGGTACAATATGAGATTATTGCAGCCATTTATCTTAAATAAAGATATAATCGCTATCTCCGGAAGATGCGCACACGATTTTACATGCCAAAAAGGAGGGATTGGCAAAATAGGGTTTGATATTTCTATCCAAGTTAAGGATTTGCCCAACGTAGATGCTAATTATTATTATATAGGCGAAACATGTAATCGCGGCCCTTTATTGTTTGATAAGGAAAAGTTGAAAACTCTAAAGTATTTAGACGAAGTAAATTTCTTTTTAGAAAATGATGAGCACGATTTATTTGCGAGAGCATATGTAGAACATGGGTGGCTGTGTGGTTATGTACCTATTGATTTTATATCATTGATAGAAAATGGTACCACGAGAAAGAAACGCGATGCATTAAATCAAGAATATTACGAAAAATTTTGTATACAAACTAAAAATCACAATGGATTTATACATAAACATGTGCATAATATTAAATTTAGAGATATTACCATGCACAAACTATATAAAAATTGATCATTAATACTAATACATAAGTTATATATATGCTGAACATTATCTTTAATACTGCTATCATAGCAGTTGCTTCCATTATCATATTCATGAATCTCAGAAGATTCAGGCGAACTACTAAAGTATCTGACGTATCCGAGGCATCTGACGTATCCGAGGCATCCGACGTATCCAATGAATCTCGCGAATCTGATTCGCAATATAAAAGAGTTGTATTAGATCTTATAAAAAATAGAATTGAATATGAGAATAGCTTAAGTATTGAAGAATACTTTCTATTGAAAAAAAATAGAATTAATTGGAGGGCCTTGTCGTCAAATGAAAATGTTGTTGAATTATTGAAGGATAGAATAGAGTATGAAAAGAATACTCCAGAATATACGAGGAAGTATGAAGAAAATAGGATTGATTGGGCTGCATTATCTCTCAATAGAAAAGCAAACGAATTATTGAAGGAACGTATAGAATTTGAGAAAGAATTAAGTGACGAAGAGTATGAAAAGCTCAAAGATAATAAATTGGACTGGACATATCTATCGGGAAATCAATATGCTATTGAATTGCTCGAGGCTAATCCTGAAAAAATAGATTGGGCTGCATTATCGCAAAATAAATGTGCTATTGAATTGCTTAAGGCTAATCCTGAAAAAATTGTATGGGAAAATCTATCGTATAATGAGAATGCAATTGATTTGTTGAAAGCCAATATAGATAAAGTTGTGGACGATGATTACTATTACTTATTCGAAGATATATTCGTTAACAATCTAAGTGAATTGATTGAACTTTGTAAAGAAAAAATTGAGTATGAAAAAAATATAACTGATGTAAAATACAAAAAAATAGATTGGAAAAGGTTGTGTTACACACAAAATGCCGTTGAAATCTTAAAAGCCTATCCTGAAAAAATTGTATGGAAATATTTATCAAAAAACAAAGATCCTGCAGTTATTGAATTGCTAAAGGATAGATTTGAATATGAAAAGGAGCTAAAAGAGCTAAATATTGAAGAATATGAAAATTTAGAAGACAAATATAAAATAGATTGGTGGTATGTATCGCAAAACAAAAATGCGATCGAATTATTGAGAGACCGCGCGGAGTATGAAAAAGGTCTTAGCGACGATGAGTATTATTGTTTGGGAGATAATAAGGTGTACTGGGAGTATTTATCAGATACAGAATATGGTATTGAATTATTGAGAGAAAACCCTGATAAAATTATTTGGAAATATTTGTCTGCTAATAAAGATGCTATTGAATTATTGAGTGAGAGAATTGAATATGAAAGAAGCGCTGATAATATAGGAGATGATAAAATAGATTGGATCTTTCTATCTCTAAATATAAATGCTGTTGAACTTATAGAAAAAAGACTCGTATATGAAAATTCATTGAGTAAAGAAGAATATAATAATTTAGGTATCAATAAAATAGATTGGACTTACCTATCACGTAACAAGAATCCTCGAGCTATTGAATTGTTTAAGAAAAGATTAGAATATGAAAAACAATTAAGTACCGAAGAATATATTAGATTAGTAGGGAATAAATTGGCATGGGATTATTTATCAAAGAATAAAAATCCAGAAATTATAGACCTATTACGAGATAGAATAGAATATGAAAATTCTTTAAGTGATAAAGAATACTATAGATTGGGAATTAATGTGATAGATTGGAAATACCTATCATTAAGTTCTAAGAATGAACGGGCCATTGAACTATTGAGAGAGTATCCTGAAAAAATAGACTGGGAAGAACTATCAATGAACGAACATGCTATAGGACTATTACAAGAGAATCCTGATAAAATTTCATGGAACTTGATTCATGTTCTATTATGATATACGATATACGATTTACTGTAATATATATATATATTATTTTTTTTCTATACAACAAAAATTGATAGTATTTTTATGTTTACTGAATATCCAACAATGACTCTGAGTTTAATCGTAGATTTCATAATGACTATCATAGTATTAGCATCTATCTTATATGCTATCAATGCAAAACCAGAAAACAAGGCTATTGCTACTGATGACGATGATGATAGTAAAAAAGAAGAAGAAAGCGAATTTATATCTGAATGGATTTCGGCAATTAAAGAGATAATTGAATATGGAAATAAAATTAATAGACCTACAGGAGGTATTCTTAGAGAATTATATTATCATAAAAATCCAAAAGTATTAGATTTAATTAAACTATATCCTGATAAAATAAGTTGGAGTTCTATAACTTATAATAGAGAACCTTGGGCTATTAAATTATTAAATGATAACATAGATAAGATATATTGGGATAGGTTATGTGGATTAGGCGATGAATTCTCTATTAATTTAATTATAAATAATAAAGAAAAAATAATATGGAAAGATTTATGTAGAAATAAAAATCCAAAAGTTATTCCGTTTCTTAAAGAAAGAATAGAATATGAAAATAATCATAATATTAATAGAACTAACACATCTTATTATGATAGTAGTAACAAAATAGATTGGAATGCATTACAACAAAATCCTAATGCTAAAGAATTAATTATGAATAGAATAAATGACGAATTTAGTGGAAGGATTGAATTAGGTCCGTTATATATACGGGTCAATAATATCTTACCTATATTTCTTGAAAGTATTACACCTTTGGACATTTAAAATGCCGATTTTAGTCTTTATAATTCTTGTATTTTCTTACCTTATTTTTCTTAATATAATCTTTTTGTCTATTATATGTTCCATTTAATATTCTCTTATAATAGTCTTCTGGTATTGTTTTTATAACCTCTTTAATATTATTATTTAAGTCTTCATAATATAACCCTTGCTTCTTTTGTAATTTAGATTTTAGAAGACTAAAAAACATTTCTATACTATTTGTATAATGTTGATATGGTACTGAATAAATCAACTTATTATTCTTGTTTATTAATTCTTTAACTCTTATGTTTCTATGGGAACTTGCATTATCTAAAATGATAACCTTGTTTTTATATTTATTAATAAACCTTTCTAAAAATGCTAATAACCTATCACCATCTATACCACCCTTATTATATAATTCATAACCTTCTACTCCATTTATAGAAATAGCAAAAATACCAGTATATTTTTTGAAAACTTCTTGTGAATTAGTTTTAACTACACATCTTTTACCTACTTCATTATAACAATAATGTCTTAATTGTAAAGAGTTAATACTTGTCTCGTCTATGCAAATAATGTCGTCAATATTATAATTTTTTATTTCATTATAAAAAATCTTTTATTTGTTCTTTAATATTAATATCATTACCGAACCGCTTTATAGGTTCATGTCTTATTTTAGTTAATTTTAAAGATATATAATTTTCTTTAATTATCCTACCAATATGTGTCTTCTTGTAATGTTTAATTTAGAATACTTATTGCTTAATTTAGCAAGCAAATCATCAATTGTAATAGTCTTATTATTTTTAAGTTCTTTGAGTATAAAAGTTATATGTTCTTTTTTAACCTTGTATGATATTGGTTCTCTGTTATGTCTTTTAATTTCATTTTCATCTTCATATCTTTTAGTCCATCTTAATAAACTTCTTACAGAGCAATTAAAAATTCTACATGTATTCTCTTGCGTATCTTTATTCTCTAAGAAATATTTAACAGCGGATAATTTATAATCTTCACTTTTATGTTTAGTCATTATTAAATTATTTAAAGGTATATTGTATTATATTATAATGATAAGATAATATGACTGATATAGTTAATATTGAAATGTATAATAATTTAGTGATTGAAAATGAATTATTAAAGAAAAAAAATATAGAATTAGAAGAGAAGTTAAGATCATATACCAATACAGAAAGGAATAAAAGGTATTATGAAAAAAATAGTGAAAAGGTAAAGGAGAAGGCAAAGAACTATATGGAGAAAATGAAAACTGAGAACCCAGAGAAACTAAAAGAATGGCGACATAATGCTTATATGAATAGAAAGAATAAATTGATGGAACAGAGTTAATTGGTTTTATATCTCTTGTCTTATACCTTTACCATCATATACATATAATTCAAATAAATATCCAGCATCAATACATGCTTGTTTAGTCAAATTAATTTTTTCTTTTGCAACATCATATGTATATATTGATTTAACTTCGTATATAGTATTTATTTTTGGTATATATACATCACAATAGTATCTATGTTGTTTGTTATTTTTTTCATACCATATTTCTGGCACATCTGTTCTTTTTACTAGTATGTCTTCGTATGTATATCCTTCATCAACAAGACTTTTAAGTAAGAATGGTTCGTATCCTTGAACTTGTATGCTATTACCACACGGAAATTTAAATTCTTTGATATTATAAGCATTTTGTAATTGATATTCGGCAACTTCACCAAATTGCATAGGATATTCAACACCATAATGTAAAATGGATGTATCTATTTTCCTTATTTTTATAATTTCTGATTGCGATGGGTTTTCAACACCATAATTTTTCATACAGGTTTGTTTGAATTTATCTTTGAACTCTTGTGATTGTGATATGTGTTCTACACCATAATTTAACAAATATGTGTTTTTAGATTTATCTCTAACTTCTTGGGATTGCATAGGATATTCAGTTCCATTATTTAGCAAACAAGTATGCTTTGATTTATCTTTAAACTCTTGTGTTTGCGATGGATGTTGTACGCCATATTTATCGAGACAGGTTATTTTTGATTTATCTTTAAACTCTTGTGTTTGCGATGGATGTTGTACGCCATATTTATCGAGACATGTTTGTTTAAACTTATCTTTAAACTCTTGTGTTTGTGATATGTGTTCAACACCATATTTATCTAGGCAGGTTTGTTTAACCATATCTTTAAACTCTTGTGTTTGTGATATGTGTTCAACACCATATTTATCTATACAAGTCTGTTTAGATTTTTCTCTTACTTCTTGAGATTGCGATGGGTTTTCAACACCATAATTTTTAATACAGGTTTGTTTAGATTTTTCTCTTACTTCTTGAGATTGCATAGGATATTCAACACCATTATTATTTAGAGAAGTTTCTATTTTCTGATTTTTTATTTCTTGTGATTGTGAAGGATTTTTAACACCATAATTTTTCATACATGTTATTTCCTTCTTAATCTTAATATCTACTGATTGTGAATTGTGTTCAACTCCATACTTATCTAAACAAGTTTGTTTTATTTTTGACTTTATCAAATCATTCTTTAGTGGATTATCTACACCATATTTTTTCATAAACGTCTCTTTAGATTTTTCAACTTGTTTTGTTTGTGTACAAGATTTACAATATGCTCCCGAAAAGTTATATATCTGATGATATTTTTTTACATATTCATTACCACAATTACATATAAAATTAACCCTTGTATCCCTATTATATTTTTCTATTTTATCAAAATCTATAATACACTTGTCTCTATCACAAACCTCTTGTAATAAATCCTTATCATAACATATTTTCGTCATTATAATCTAATATTATACTATTAATATTGTTATATATCATTTATTTAAATATTCAGTATGAAACTATTTAAAGATTAAAATATATACTATATATAGATAATGTAAATGTCTAAAAAGAAGAAGGAAGATACCTCAAAAGATGAATTTGAAAAGTTTGACTATATGAAAACTATTAAAAATAACATCAATAATGTTATTAAAGATAAAGCAGTCTTACCTATCATTAATGATTTAGTCATTCGAACTAATAAGATTGTTATTCATTCATGTAATTTTATTAAATTATATTGTATTTATCTATATGAAAATGATTTAGAGTTCCCTTCAATTGATAAGAACTTTATCTGCGATGTCTTTAAAGTTATTACTAAAAGAAAAGATAATAGAGGTGCAACACCTGAAAAAGATTATAGCGATTTGTTAAAGAACCTTTATAAGTTTTATAATGAACACTACATAACTACCATTTATGATAATGAAATAATCTATTATGATAAATTAAGTTATATATTAGCATACGAAGCGATTGATATTGAAAAAAATATAAATAATAACATTCAAGAACATTTTATTACACATCTTAATCAATTTGTAAATCATTCATTTAATTTTCAAGAGCAAAAAGATGAGATTAAAAAGATAAAGGGCAAGGAAGTAAGAAAAGAAAAGTATAAATCATTAACGAATGAATTCAAAAAAGTTAAAGACGACCTTGTATCACTAACAAATGATCTAAAAGCAGATGAAAAATATCATAACTGGATTAAAGAACATAAAAAACATATTGTTCCTAATAAACCTTCATTTGATAAAAATAGCATTTATTATGACCTACATTCTAATACAAAAGATTATTTAAAGTCATTTATCTATATAAATATTCAACTTGAAAAACTTAATGATATACTATTAGGAGATAGTACTGATAGTGATAAGGTTAAACAAATTAAATTGTTTAATATTTTACCATTAAGAAGCAATATTATTCCTAAAAATATATGCATTGATACATGTGCTTTAATTAGTAATTTTTTAGGTGATGAAAGCACGACAACACACTTTAAAAATTATAAAAAGGAGAATAATCAATTTAAATTATGGAATAGGGTTTTAAAGTTAGATAGTAAAATTTTCAAAAAGAATAATTATGAATTTAATTATATGATTAGGACAGATGGTATTTCTGTTGGAATTTTATTTATTAGATTAGGAAGTAATGGATTACCATTAAAACATTATAATCCTATTAATAAACCAGAAGAGAATACAAAATATATAGAAAAAGAGATTATTACAGATGAATTAAGAAGTAAAAAAATAGTTTGTGTTGATCCAGGTTGTAGTGATTTAATTTATTGTGGTAGCAAAGATAATGATGGTAATTTAGAAACATTTAGATATACTCAAAATCAAAGAAGATTGGAAACAAGAACAAAAAAATATAATAAGATTATTGAAGAAGTTAATAATACAACTTTTATAAATGGAAAAAATATTAAAGAAATTGAGAGCGTTTTAAGTAGTCATAATAAGAAAACTTGTAATTATGAAAAATTCAAGAATTACTTGATTGAAAAAAATAAACTGAACCTATTGTTATTTTCTCATTATGAAAAGACCTTTTTTAGAAAGTTCAAATTAAACAGGTATATCAATACTCAAAAAAGTGAGAGTAAAATGATAAAGAACTTTACTAAAAAATTTGGAGAACCAAATGATGTAGTATTTATAATGGGTGATTATGATAAGGGTAGTAGTAATATAGAAGGGTTAGAACCTACGATTTGTAAAAAGTTTAGAAAAATATTTAAGAATGCAGGATTTAGAACCTATTTAGTTAATGAGTTTAGGACATCTAAACTATGCAATTGTTGCAATCGCGAGATATCACCCTTTATGATAAGGCAAAGTCATAAACCTAATGATATAAAGGTTAATAAAAAAATAACTATTAATGGATTACTTTCTCATCAAGAGGATAAGCAGAAATGCGAGATAATTCATAATAGAGATAAGAATGCCGTTCAAAATATGTTAAATATTGTAAAGAGTATATTTACAATAGGGAGAAGACCGGACATATTTACGAGAATTCATACATAGTACACGCTATGTAATAATCAAATTTTTACTACTTATAGATATTTATTTTGCTGTTAAATCGGCATTTTAAATGTCCAAAGGTGTAAAAATAAAGATATAGAATCTGTTAAAATATTTAAAAAATTAATTATTAGAGATATTTCTAACAATACAAATAATAATATAGTTGTTGATTGGAGTATAATATTAAATACATTATTTAATGATGAATGATATTAGATTTCATTCAATTTCATTCAGCAGGTGCATTCGAATGTAATGTAATTTATTATGTTAGCAGAAGATGGGTTGATATTGTAATATTCGTATTCGGTGCTTTTAACTGGTATAATATTTTCTAAAAATTTGCGATTATCATAATATCCCATTATCCCTGTCTGTTTCATATATATATTATAAACTTCTCTTAATATATCTAAGTATAATGGTTTTTTTAATAAATTACTTTGTAATATGATTGGTGTATGTGTATTTTCTGTATAATTATAATATACTATTAATTTTAACCTATGAACTATTATAACATTATTATGAGGATATTTAGAATATAAATACTTATCCATGCAATAAGAAATGTTATAATAATTTATATAATACTCATCTTCTATATCGGCGTTTACATCAATATATAATCCTTCTACTAAATTTTTAACCTTCTTTAATTTATTATTAGTCTTTTCAATATCCTTTTCATATAATTCGGATACAATCTCAAAAATTTTATCCAACAAATCTGCATTAAGAATATCAAGATAATTCATTATATATATTATCTACTCTTCTTTTATACTATGATATATGTATCATATTAGTCATTTTTTTTCATAATAGAATAATATTGTAAAAATTGATCTATTCATTATTAACATTATTAATATTATTAATATTATTTCCATTACATGGAGATGGCCGTTGATATCATCGTCCTTATCTTGGTATTATTTATATTTCTTATGAATCTTAAGATGTTTGCGATATCTGTAAAAAATATAGAAAAAAAAGATAGTTCTACACAACTAACTGATGTAATTATTGATGTTGATAATGATAATGATCAAGATGTATGTAGTAATAGGAATAAAGAAATATTGAAATTGCTAAGAGATAGAATTGAATACGAGAACAGACCAGAAGACAAGAAATATACTTTTATAAATGATAAGATAAATGCTATAGACTGGAAATTTATCTGTATCACTTCGACAAATAGTAGTATGATCGAATTACTAAAAGAAAATAAGGATAAAATACATTGGAATGAATTATCTGAAAACGAATATGCAATTGACCTATTGAGAGACAGAATAGAATGTGAGAAAAGCTTGAGCAAGGAGGAGTACAAGAAAATATCAAAGATAAATTGGAAAAAACTGTCGAAAAATATAAATGCGATTGAGCTATTGAGAGACAGAATAGAATACGAGAAAAAACTAACACAAAAAGAATATGAAGATTTGGAAGATACTGATAAAATAGATTGGTATCTTCTATCGCAAAACAATAATGCCGTCGAATTATTGCGAGAAAATACCGATAAAATAGATTGGAGATTCTTATCTAATCTATTGGAATAAAAAATGATTTGTATGTATATGTATTTTTTATACTAATGGTTTTTGAAATAGTAAATACAATATTATTGATATGTTTACTAATTATAACCAGCAGAATATCTAAAAAAATAAATATCATCCTAACAAAACCCAAGCCATTATCTGAGCATATTATAGACTGTGATAACTATGATAACTATGATAAATACGATAACTATGATAAATACAATAACTATGATAAATACAATAACTATGATAAATACAATAACTATGATAAATACAATAACTATGATAAATACAATAACTATGATAAATACAATAACTGCTATAATTGCAAGCAACAGAAAACAGGGCCTCAAAAACCCAAGCAACCGCCACCCCCGATACCTTGTGAGATACCTTACGAGATACCTTGCGAGATACCTTACGAGATACCTTCACATATAAATATTGTAGATATGCAAGAGAATAATGATTTATCTCTGACTATTACTGAAATTACTGAAGAAACTGAAGAAACTAAAGAAACTGAAGAAACTAAAGAAACTAAAGAAACTAAAGAAACTAAAGAAACTAAATAAATTATATGTAAATATATAAGGGCTTATTATATTATAATATTATGGAAAAATATACTGCAATTATTACAGAACCGCGAATACATCCAGCATGGAAACTTGTACTAAATAATTTCCTGACTAATTTAGACGAGCGATGGAATTTCATTATTTTATGCGGATTATCAAATCACGAATACTTGATTGACTTGGTCGAAAATAATTTTAGAGAACACAAGGAACGGATAACTATATATCAAATAAATGTTGTAAATTTCATAGTTCAAGAATATTCAAATTTTATGCTTAACAAACAGATATACAATTTGATACCTACTGAAACTTTTTTAACATTTCAATTAGATACATTAATTTCTGCAAAATATAAGGATTACATATATGATTTTATGGAGTATGATTATGTGGGTGCTCCATGGAAAAAACAACATATTCCTAATCTTTATGTTGGAAATGGCGGATTATCTCTGCGAAAAAAATCAGCAATCTTGCATGCTCTTGATAATGATACTTATAACATAAAATACCAAGAGAACGAAGATATATATTTTTCATTTTACATTAAAAACAAACCCTCTCTTGAAAAAGCTAAATTATTTAGCACAGAAACAATTTTTTCTGAAAAATCATTTGGTACACATAGTAGTTATAAGCATTTATCAGAAGAGGAATTAAATAAAATATCAGAATATATACCAGAAATATTTGAATTAGCTAAAGTAAATAAAAATTGATGTTACTAATTTAAAATAATATTACTCAGCAAATGATCGTCGCATTGCTACCAGATATTACAGTTATATTCCTTATCATAGGATCTATTACTGCTTTTATCATAAATGCTACATTTCTCCTAAATGTCGCAAATACAAAAAATAATATGCTCAATTACGACGAAGATTATGATGATACTGAAATTACTCAATCTGACTTAATTACACTATCGAGATACAATAAGATATTTTGGGCACAATTATCAACCAATCCATTTGCCGTTGATTTATTATGTAAAAGATTTGAATACGAGAAGAGCCTGAGTAATGAAGAATATAATAGACTACCTTTTAACCATAAAATAGATTGGGTAGGAATATCAAGAAATGATAATGCAATTGAACTCATTAAGGATCGGATAGAATATGAGAAATTATTAGGGGACAATTATACATATCAAGAACTTTATTATTTGAAAGATTCTCAATATGTAAAAGAAACCTCGAATAAAATCAGTTGGTACTATTTGTCTCAAAATCAAAATGCTATTGAACTCCTAAGAGACAGGGTTAAATATGAAAAATCATTAGGGCAAGAAAAATACAATAGTTTACAAAATAAAATAGATTGGATGAACAGTATTGGTGGATGCAATAAGAATGCCGTAATATTATTGAGAGATTTACTAATGGAATAGTATGAAATATATAATATACTATTATTATAGAAAAATATTACTATTATGTGTTGGAATGCTTCGGTATCTCTAAATACATATATTTTTGGGTTTTTTGCATCTCTTTTTTCATATTTTAACAAAAATGTAAATGGAATAACGAGTACGCAAAGTTTAATATTTTATCAATCCTTTATTATCATGCAGTTGATCGAGTATTTTATTTGGTCTAAAACATTTTCAAATAGGTTATTATCACAGATTGCATTTTTAGTTATATGTTTACAACCAATATTTAATATCACACAAATAAACTCTCGGCCTGAACTGATACCCTATTTATTATTTGCATATATTGTATTCGTTGGTATCGTATATACTTTCATAATTCCATTAAATACTGTGGATTTTTCAACTGTGCCAAGTAAAAATGGGCATTTATCGTGGAATTGGTTAAATGTAAATATATATATAATATTTATATGGCACGCATTCTTATCATCGCGATGGATAATTGATAAAATGTATCCGCTTTTTATATTTGCAACAGTATTTCTCATTGTAACTATAATACTATATAAAGATACTAATACATGGGGTTCATTATGGTGTTTGATTGTTAATTTGATATCATTTTATCTTGTACTATCTGTTTTTTATGATGAATTATGTATATAGAAAATAATTATATTCTGATTATAGTAGATTATAGATCAAATGGAGCAAAATGATCAAAATGAACCGCCTATAATCAAACGTAGGGGGAAATAGATTTATGTTGCCTGATCCTAATGCTATAAAAATCTTAACTCAAGAAGAGCTTGATATTTTGGCAGAAGAATTAGAAGATGAAATGATGCAAGAAGGTGCTGGATTTTTACCAACAAAAAAGAATAATAGATCTTCATCATTATATAAAAGGGTGGGGACAAAGACAGTTTTAGGGAAAAATAAGGTAATATATAAGATGAAAGGGTCTAATAAAGAGTATGTTCGGAGCAAAGGTAAATACGTACATATATCTGAGTATACACCCTTGAAGAAAAGCAAATAATTAGGATATAGTATATAGATGATATTTTTGATATATTAGCTTCTAAGGAGAGCAAGAGATACTCCTGCAGATATATAGCTTTGTGTTAGAATATCTTTTATTTTTCTTTTGTTTTCCAATAGTTTTTTCTTGAAAACAACAAGTTCACATTCGTAAATCCAATTGCGTTTACTTGCACCATCTATAGTATCTACATAGTAAGCATCTAAATCATATATTATACTCCCGCTTTCTTCAAGTAGATTTTTCTTGCCGTTAATATATGCAAAATTTTTTAGATATTCTTTATTACAATATTCCATTTCCATCCATGCTTTATCAAGTAAATCTAAATAATCGTCTATCATTTTCAGCTCAGCTTCGTTTTATCTGATAGACACTCTACTATCTAAAATAGTATCCTTCATAATTTCTGTGCGGTTTTTATAGAACTTAGCAGTTTCGATTTGAACTTCAAATTCCATAAGAGGCATTATAAGCTCCTAATAAGCTAATATTAGGCCATAAATCATTTTTCATAATTTTAGAATAATAATAGAGCAACTTTTGTAAAAAATATAAAATGAACTATAAAATAATAATAGTGTAAAAAATTGATTTGATATATAGTTTTATATATCATAATCATTTGATATAGATAGAAGCTATAAGTCTCGCAATAGTAAAAGAAGAATTTCGGAAATTGCAAGAAAATATGCTTAAATCTTCAAAGTGTCTTTTGCCCCCTCCGCCTCCTCAAATGACTGAAAGTATTCTAAAGCGCAATACAATAGAAGTTATTATGACTTTCTTGAAGGAATTAAATGATAATGATAAAAAAATATTTTATAGTAGGTTCGCTAAAAAGTATAAGAACACAGATAAACTGCTTGAAATAATTGAAAATTGCAAAAATTTACAAGAGCATAAAGATGTAAACAGTAACATCAAAAATGCAATTATAGACTATATGAATTATATGAGTACGTCAACCTCTATTAACAAACTTGTATATGAAAAACCTAAAAAAAAGAAACCAATTTCCGCCGCAATTAAAAGACTCGTATGGAATACGCATATAGGCGAAGATATCGGTAAACATAAATGTCTCTGTTGTAAAACTACAGATATTACACAAATGTCGTTTAACTGCGGGCATATTATCGCAGAGGCAAATGGAGGCGAAGCAATTGTATCTAACTTAAAACCGATATGCCAAAACTGCAATTCAAGTATGGGAACACGAAATATGAATGATTTTATGAAGAACTTTAAATAGAATTATACTTAGGTTTCATATGTATATACCACAATATCAATTTTTTTATAAAAACTATGAATATAAAACAAATGTTGTCTCTGTTTATCTATTAGCGGGAGAATACTGTATTACAATAATCTTCGATAAACATCTGAATAACTTTATATTTTTCATAGCTGATATTTCTCCCCATATTAGTCTTTATGGTATTCATTATAATATTTGTGCGATTTTCAATATTATTTATTATATCACTTATATTACTTTTATTTTTTACAATACCATACATAAAGTATCTTGATATCCCTACAGAACCCAATGAATCAATGCGATCTGCATCTCTAACACAATCTAATTCTATACAGTCTTTGCAATAATCATAATTATTATCAGATAACTCTACAGACAAGCTAACGTTACAAGCTATATTTACAATATTTTTTATTATATCCTTGTCTTCAAATAAATTATTGAAGAATTTTCTAAGTATATCTTGTTGTGTATCATCAGTATCTTTATATTTGCTATCATTGATATCATGAGTCAATGCTGCTAACTGAATAATAAATATTTGGTCTTCACTTAAATTTTCAGATAATGCAATTTTAGTAGCCATATTAGCAACTCTAATAACATGAGCGAAGCTATGAGAATCATCATAATCTTTCATATAATCCTTGGCAAATTCTTCAGTCTTTTTAAGTATATCTTTTTTATTTATGAGTATCATAAATAAATAATAGTGTATATCAATATTTAACATTATCAATTTTTAGATTGTTATAAGCAGAAATTGTTCGCGTAATTTACTATATTGATAAAAATTGATTTTTCATAATAGATCTAATAACATACTCGACTGATAAAGCCTTCGCATAGATAGTTAGATAGAAAGCCGTTTACGCAAATAAACAAGTAGCTACACTCTGTTCATCAAGTAGTTCAACAACTTCAAGTAGTTCAACGACTTCAATGACTTCTATGCCTTCGAAGCAAATCTTCGAGTATAATGGTAATACTGTATCAGTTGATCTTAGCAATGTTAAGTTTTGTCCCGGGCCATGCAATTATTCCGAAGACGAACCCGAGCCGTCAATGATGAATATCTGTGGGGAAAAAAAATATGTCTATTGTTTCAAACCTTATTCAGGTGGTAAATATACAAAATTCTGCTATCCTATCAATGATATGCAAGTGTTGGTTCTTAATAATTTGCGAATCTGTTCATCGTGCAATCAAAGATATTTAGAATTTACTGAAGGAAATTACGTGGATGATCTTAAGATAGACGCAAATATAATTATGAAAAAACTCCAGAAAAATATCATTAAATAAAATAAAAAATATAGAGCATACACACATAAAATATCATTAATTAAAATAAAAAATATAGAGCATACACACATATATATTTTAATTTTTTTCACATTATCCTATACTGCTACAAAGAGGCCCTTGTTCTTAGACAGCAATTTCCAATCTAATTTATTTCTATATTTCAACTGTTTATATTCTTTGGGAGTTAAACTTATTTCATATTCATATCGCTCTTTTATTAGATCAAATGCATTATTGTTGAGACACAATGCATTCCAGTTTATTTTTGCACGATTAGCCTTTAACAATTCAATTGCATTCGGATTTTTCGATAACATACTCCAATCAATTGCATTAGGATATTCTTCCAAAAACTTAATAGCGCTTGGATTTCCCGATAAATACTCCCAGTTTATTTTATGCGGATTTTCTCTCAACAAATCAATAGCACTTGGATTTCCCGATAAATACTCCCAGTTTATTTTATGCGGATTTTCTCTCAATAAATCAATAGCAATGGGATTTCCAGATAAAACATCCCAATCTATCTTATTTCTCCAAATCTTGTAATGTTTTTTGCTCATTTTATTCTCTTCTTTAACCCTTTCTCGCAACAAATCAATAGCGCGTGGATTTGTGTTAGTAGATAATGAAACCCAATCTATCATATCAATATTACTCTTCAACAAATCAATAGCACTCGGATTTGCCGATAAATAAGACCAATCCAATATATCCGCAATTTCGATATCTTCATCTTCTAATCTTATCTCATATTCAATCCTCTCTTTTACCAACTCCATAATTTCTGGATTCTCATTATAGCAAAAGGCGTTGTACCATATTCTGTTATGTTCTTCAATATCAGGAACGTTGATTTTCTCATACTCCATCCTTTCCTTAAGCATATCGACGGCTTGTTGTTTACTGTTATTCGACAAATAAGACCATAAAATCTTTGAAGGATATTTCTTTAAAATTTTGGACCCTTCTTCATTATTGCACAATCTCATCCAACTTATCTTCTTTTCCTTCTCTAATTTATCATATTCTTCTTGACTCAAAGAATTCTCATAATCTGCTTGTTCCATCAACAACTCAGTAGCAGCATTATTTCCCGACAAAATGAACCAATCAAGTTTGTCTTTGGGAACCCAATCCCTCAAAACATATTTTGATGGCTGCAACTTTTGATAATTCTGCACAATTGTCTCAAGAATATCACGAGGCAGATTATCAAGATTAATCTCGGAATCTTGGAGAACGTCGGATTCTGTATACGAATCTCCAACACGCAAAAGCTTCTCGATCTGCTTTGTCTTGATATTCGACATCACAGCCAACATCTCGGGAGTAATAAAGTTGCAGATCATTGATGTTATTATTTGAGAGTTAACAACGGTTGACGAGAGTATTCGAGAGTTAACGAGAGTTACCTTTAGATTAAGATACGGGGCTACAGGAGGCTATTGGCTCTATATGTGGGCTTGGGCGAGCAATAAAATACCGCCACCACCCTATCAATTTTTATTTTTTTTGGGAAAAAAGGAGCATATTAGATTCGTTGAAATACACGAGAGATATTTTTAGGATTTTTTATATTTGGTATATTTACAAATTATATATTAAATTTAGTCTTCAATTTCAGAAGGTAGTTTCTTAATAATACTTTTTATGAATATATCTGCCTGTTTTTTATTATTTTCAATCTCTTTTTCTAATTGTTTGATGAGTATATCATTAAAATAGAGGGTAAAATGTATCAATTCTTTCCCTTACAATCATCTATAATTCCAAGACATATTCAAATTGATACTAAATCAATAATAGAATTATTAGTAGATAAAGGAAAAAAAAGGAGTATTTAGACAATATAGAACTTAATAAAGAGTTCTTATGGGACAAATATTTTAATATAACACAAAAAATAAAAGATTATAAGTTTGATAATACTATTATTACAGATGGTTATGCAACTTCTTTAAGATTTATTCATAATGATTATATTGAAGGTAAAAAGATTAAAAAGGAAAAGATGAAGAATGGGCGAAAAGATGCTAAAGAAATGACTGAAGAAGAGAAGGAAAAAAAGAAATTGGATAAAAAAATATTACAAGATGAAAAGAAAGAGTTAAATAAATTAAAATAAAAGGATAAACCTAAAAAGATTGAAAAAATACAAGAGTTTCCCTATATTGATGATGTTGAAAAAGAAGATTTAGAAGGAAAACATATTTTTATTGATTCTGGTAAAAGAAGTTTATTTACTATGATGAATGATGATGGTAAGTTTATTCTTATACTAATAAACAAAGAGTTAATGAAACCAAAAGACTAAAATATCAAAACATTCTTAAAAAATATAAAGATGAATTAGAAATTACATCAAAAGAGAATGAATTATCATTATATAATTCTAAAAGTTGTAATATAAATAAATATAGAGAATTTATAACTAACTTTCATATATAGATTTAACATATATAGTTTGATCCCTGTATAAAAATAGTTTGAAATGTTCTCCATCTCTTATAATGGATATAAAATTTTTATTATTGTCTTCTTCTAAACTATCATGTAGTATTTTCATAAACTTTATTTTTTTTGTAGATAAATTAATATTATGTACAAACTCATAATTTAACCAAAAACACGGAATAGGTTGTTCAGAACTCTTTAATTTTAACTTTTTGAAAAAAATTTTTTTAAATATTAATATTTGATCTTGTCCTGAATAATATCCATTTGTACGGGCATAAAAATACATATAATCATCTAAAAAATCTGGAATATTTATAGGTTCTATTAGGTCACCCCTTCTATTATAGTAGTTCCTTTTAACATGTTCTATAAATGTTGTATCAAAGTCTAAAGAATCTAATAGATCTGCTTTTTTAACAATATTAAATGTCTCTGTAAGTTTTTTAATTATTATCTTATTACCATATGTATATATATATAATACCTGTATATATTTCATGAAATTTATAAATTTCTTTCTTTCTATTTCGTATTCTTTACTTAATAAATTTCTATCTTGCGGAAATGGATGATGATAACACGTTAGTATTTGTTCGTCGGGTATTTTATATTTTTCTTTAAAATACTTTGTATCTTTATCACTTTCTTTTATTAGTTTATTTTCTAAAATTATTACGTATTCTTCTCTTGTTAATTTATCTAATTTAGGGTACTCTACAAAAAACGATTTTACCTTTTCTATACTATTTTTGTATTTTTGTACATTTGCAATCAATAACTCTAAATGTATTAATCGATCATAGATATAATACAATTTGCCTGTATATAACCCATAGTCAAAAACAGCATTTATAAAACAATCTCCGTCACCTATAGCATTTATTAATAATAATTCTGAATTATTATCATTAATATTAATTTTACTGAGTAACATAGAATCAAAAGAACTGCTGCTTTTATACGAATGAGAATATTTTGATTGGCTCATCGTTTTTTTTTGAACTTTCTGCAAACTTATCATTTTATCTTGAATTTTTGCATTTAACAGATTAATCTCTGTATTATTATTATTTAGTTTATTTTCAGTAATTTTATTATAATTTTCACTTGAGTTTAGCATATTTATAGATAGCATAATAATTCTATTCTTATTCATAATTGTACGATATAGCTCATTATCTGTATCTTTATTTAAATTACTTATTATTGAATTAATTATAACATCTGATGATACTATATTATCATTAATAGATTTCTTCATATTAAATTCTGCTTTATTCAATGGTTTTGCTATAACCTCCCAACCAAATAATTTATTTTTTATCTTATTATCTTTTTCATATAATTTATTTGTAAAATTTCTTAAATCTTGTAATAATTTTTCCTTATTATTTACTATATCATTTAGTAAATCCATATATATCTCATATATAATACGTATAAAATTATTTTATACGTATGTAGTATGAAATATATTCTATTATGTGATAGTCTTGTGATACATTTGATACAGTAGTAGCAATAGCTTCATAATATCTTCGCTTTATCAAAGGACAATATTGAATAGAAACAAAAAATTATTTATCAAGATAACGAATGTAAATATGTAGAATACTACGAACATTCGGCAATTTATGCAAATGGTATTTTATCTGAAATATATATAGATTGCGATAACAGAGAAATATTTAATTCAATATAAATCGCAAGGAAATAATTCTAAAAAGTTATTGCGTTCTTTGCAAGTAAGAGCTCCAATTAGAATATTGATGCGAGAATTTACATACGAGCTATCAGGTGGATTTATTAAACTATTAATAACATTATCTTTGTTTTTTTCTAATTTATTTTTAATAGATAGAATCCTTTCTAATTTTTGAATATTTTTATCTGTTATAGAATCATTTGTCGCAATATCATCATTGAAGAACCTTAGTAAATCATTTTCAATTTGATAATATATATAGAACATCCCGGCAATATCATAATCATACCCTTTTTTAACATATTTATCAACAAGATTATCTTTAAACGTTTTATAATTAACTATATCAGTTTCTAAATCTTTTCCAATAGGATATCTTATCTTAGATAAGATTAGATTTTGTAAATCCTCAGGCAATCTATGATAATATTTAAAATGGTCCGCAATATTCATGACTACAAATATTATGTAAAGTTCTGTATCAATTTTTATATTTGGTAATAATAAAAAATTGACTTCAATTAATACTATACATATAATTATAAATACTATGGATATGCTAAATACACTTGATACACGAGGAGAACGTGGTACACTTGAGACACTTGAAACAATAGAGACACTCGCTATTAAAATTACAGATGATATTAAATTATATATAGGAGATTCTATAGATATGCCAATAAATATGAAATTTAAAATGATTTATTTTGACCCACCATTTAATTCAGATAGAGAATATAAATTAAATAGTGATAGCGATGTGGGATTCTCTGATAAATGGAGTGATGCAGGATATGAAGAATTTATTCACAAACATATTGATGTATTATACAACATGCTTGATAACGATGGAACATTATTCTTTCACATTTCATCTTCATGTATGTATATTCCCGAAAAAATATTGAGAAATAAATTTAAATTGGTAGAACCCATATTCTGGAAAAAATGCCGTTCTAAAAATAACGTAAAAACAAAACTCGGGTCAGTCATCGATATAATTTGGAAATGTAATAAGAATAGTAATTACAAATTTAATCTAGTTACGCAAGAAAAGGACGCGACTTACTTAAAAAACTCTTTTAAAAATAAAGATAGTCGCGGTAATTACTCATTGGGGCATCTTGTAACTGAGAATACAAAGAAGGGATACATCTATGAGATAAGAATAGGAGAGTATGTTTTTAATCCAAAAGCTGGATGGAGAATTAAAGAAGAAGAATTGAAAAAACTAATAGCTGACGACCGCATTCATCTTCCTACAAAAAAAGGGGCTAAATTGTATAAGAAAATTTACTTGCATGAACATCCAGGAAAGCCTTGTACAGATTTATGGGACGATATTCATTCTATCTCTCAGGGCAGCGAAGAAAGAAGATATCCTACGGCAAAACCAATAAAATTACTTGAAAGGCTAATAGAAATAGCAACAGATGAAGGAGATTATGTATATGATCCTATGTGCGGTTCAGGTACTACAGCAAGTGCATCTCATAATTTAAATAGAAAATGTATTATCAACGATATTAACTCCGATGTTATAGATATTGTTAAATCGCGATTTGCCATCAATTAGTATCGCGAGTACTAACATGCATAATTAACAATGACCCTATCGTAGCAGTTAGCTATGAATTCTTCTACATTATCTTGTTGTATTTTCAAGCAGGGCACCGACGATTTATTTTTTTCACTTTTACCAAGCAATGCCGCAATACCATTATTCAAATGCAATCTGATGCGCAGATTTGTATTAATCTCTGGGCCATTATCCTTCTTTATAAATATCTGACGGCTCGTTTTAGCACTTTTGCATTTTAGAATAAAATTATGACCATGGCGCGGATTACAGTATGTATCAAGATTAAATTCATCTATCATAATTAACTCTTTTTTCTTCTTATCATTTACAATAATATATTTAGTATTATCAGCATCCTTTCTAATTATAGCCAGTAATTCCGCAATATCATTCGAAGATAGATTATCGAGATATGAAGAGAATATATCATCAACTTCTTCGCGGATCCCTCCTTTTGCGGGAATCTCATTTCCCATATTTTTATTTTTAAAGTCTTTAATATTTTGCTTTAAATCTTCAGGAACTCCTTTTGTCGTGTTAACCCAATCAAATGTCCCGATTTCGTGGTTTTTAATGGATACTCCTATAATATTTCCAGATTCAAGCTGAAATGATGCATCCATTTTTTGTTTTGTTCCTCCTTCATGTTTCCAAGATTTAACACAAGAGCCATTATCATTAGCCAATTTGTGATTAATAGGATTATCGGGATATTGATTCATATAATTAACAATATTTTTCTCATTATTAATCCCGATTGCATGGCATTGCCCATCATTAAGAAAAGGCATTTAATATTAGTATAATTCATTTACATATGATGTATATCATTTTTTAATTCTAAATTAACATTATAAGAGTTGATTTCTTTATAATTTATAAAGAATTAATGCTATCACTCTCTCTATATCAAAGGTTCTTGACCAAGTAGATTAGTAGCTGGAATAATTAACCTTTTCAAATTATTACAAAACTTCGTGTGTTTTTTATAGATATTAACCTTTATATCCATAACAACCTCAGCAAATACAGCTTGGTGAGCTATACTATCTAACAATAGAACCCTTAATTGATTCATATTAAAATCCTCAATTTTTTTTTCAGTCATATTACGACAATAAGGGCATTTTGTCTTATATACGACAGAGTTATTTTTGTGTTCGTAATGTTGAATTGATATTTTATCATAGCATACCGAACATAGTTTAGTTATGCAAGTATCGCAATTAAAAATTACAGCTTTTTTTTCATCATTATCAAACGATGCTAAGCATACAGAACATTCATTAAGAGTATCACTGTTTGTTACAGCCATATAATAGGTATATATAATAATACAATCTTATATATTGTACTAATCATTTTTTATTTTAGAATATTCCAATAGATATATCAACATATACCCTCTCAATTATATATTTGTGGTTTGTATTTTTACATTTATTAGAGAAAATAAGAAGAGGAATTGGGAACGATTTAAGAAACCATATTATTTTAGAAATTCTAAAAATATTTTAAAATTTTAGAAATAAAACGGTTTCTTAAATCGTTCCCAAAAAATATATAATTTTAACATATAAAGTTTTTTAGAATAGCTACTAATTCATGATTATTTTTCATTTTATAATATTGAATTTTATGTTGTTTAGCCAGCTCAAAGAGTTCAGTTCTTTTATAATACCTCCCATTTATTGCTTGAGCCATTCTGTTACAACGAGAGTCACTCGCAAGATGTCTGCAAGTATTATCTTCACTTGCATAGTAAATAATGCCACATTCACATTTTGTATTCTTCTCTTATCTGCATTTTTTAGCTGATTTGTATATGATACTAACACATAACTTACAATTCTCGATATCAGCCTTCTTACAAGTATCTGAGATATAGTCATAGGGTAATATTTTATATAAATTACAAGTCTTGCATTCTATCGGAACTATCTTGGAGAAATGTTTCTTTAACCTTGGTTCAGTAATACCATTAGGATATTCTATTTTAATTCTCTGCTCTACCTCTTTATACTCGGCTTCTTTTTTGAGACTGTCTAAGTCTATTTTCATTCTTGTGGATATTCGCATCTTTTACAATATTTTCCTCTTTATTAGATATTTTTTCTGTAAATAATCCCATACTTTTTATTTATAGTATAAATTTGCAAATAAGTCTTATATATATCTTTTACACCCTTGAAGATTTAAAATTAGAATATTCTGGAGCTTCGATAACTGCTAAGATAATATCCTTATTATTTATAATAATTATAGAGAATAGCCAAGAGACGCTCTATATAGAAATAGTAGTGTAAGGGGGCTATTATTTATTACTAGGTAATAAAAAATGATTAGCCTACAAGTTCATGTTTAATACACAACATACTGAGATAGATTATGGAAGAAGATAAATTATTTTACTATAGTAAATCCGCAAATAAACAAGTGGGGAAAGGAGTAAATGAATTTGTATCTAATTATAATGACTATAATGAATTGAATAAAATTAAAGATTGGAGAAAAATGCTCAGTAATTTTTATGTAGCAGAATTTACTTATAATGGTAAAACCTATTATACAGCAGAACATGCTTTTCAAGCAAAAAAAATAGAATTAGTAGATGCTTCTAAAGCAAACTTATTTTGTATAGAATCAGGAAATATTATTGGGACTACAAAAGATGGTAATATTGCTCGAAAAAATAGAAAATTAGTAATTCTTGATGATGAAAACATAAAAATATGGAATGGAATTAAGCATAATATAATGAAGGAAATATTGTTATGTAAATTTACTCAAAATATTGAACTTGGTAATGTATTATTGTTAACAAAACATGCAATATTGTTGCATGGAGCAAAAGGAATACCTATTTCAAGACAATACGATTTAGAAGAAGTTAGAAATTATTTACAATTATAAGGGAGTAATTAAAAGATTGATATATTTTATATTCTTAAATTAATATAGAAAATGGCTAATAAAAATAAGAGCTGTATAGGAGAAAGTATATGTTTTAACTCTGATATATTTATTCAAGCAATAAGATATATTATAATATTCATACCGTTAATAATTGGTATGTCTATCGGAGCCATATATGGCCGAAAATGGGACGAAGACAAATATAAAAATTTACAAAAACCTGCATTTAATCCTCCTAATTATGTCTTCGGAATTGTATGGCCTATATTATATTTACTTATAGGAGGAATTTACAGTTATGCCCTATATGATTCTAAATGCATTCCCGATAGTATGTCCGCGTGCTCTAAAACGGTCTATTTTAAGGATTTGAAGTACTGGATAATACCTATAATAGCCCTGATATTCAATTTCCTATATATTCCCGTATTTTTCGCAGAAAATGGGCTATTTAATGGGTTTATAATAATTGTATTTAGTTTATTATTCGCGGTACTGACTCTAATACAATTTGTAATGCAAAATAGTTATTATAAAACAACATTTATATTTGCTATATTAGCATTAGTGCCTTATATAATATGGTTATCATTTGCCACATATCTATCATATAATATTTACATATTGAATAAATGATATAAAAATTGATATTTGTATACTAAATAGATATTGATACACATACCATGGAATTGTCTGATATTGATATGAACGATTATAACCAAAATATTGTTGAAAATGTATGCAGAACAGCCTTTATAGCCTTCTTGATACTATTTACACAACATATTTGAGTTACAGTTTAACATGTAAACTAAACCACAATCTATAAAGTCTTTTATTATAGCGATAAAGGCCTAATTTATTATTTACAATGTTTAATTTATTATCAATAAGTAAAATATCTTTTTCATATAAATCGGCGACCTTATTGAAGATAATAGAAATTACATCGTCGCTCAATAATTTCAAATAGTTATTATTCGTGCAAATCATAATACTATTATTACTTATTTTTATATTATATATAAATAATACTTTAGATGTAAAATATAATGGCAAATTATATAATTAAAATAGAATGTACAAATAAAGAGAAGTTAGCGCTAAATGATAAAAAGATTACAAGGGATGGCGTGGATACTCAGAATCCTACTGACTTAGCATTAGGATATTTGGTATCTATATTTCCATATATTGAAAGTGTTGAAATAGTTCACATTAAGATTGCTGGATTTACAAAAAGATTCTTATATTTTTTCTGTTACAATGAGAATGAACTAAGTGATGCTGAATTTAGTAATTTTATAGGAGTACTAAAAAATATAGGATTCATCGCGCAATTCAAATATGCAATAATTTCCTATGCGCAGATAAGTAACATAGGCGAAAATCATAGGCATTCCGAGATTCTAAAATATTATTATAATTCAGAAGAAAAATTAGAAGTAGACAGTAGACCAAAAAATCCCTATCATTATAAATACGGTAACTATACATATACGTTAAAAATATGTAAGAATCTTAGTGTATAATAAGATGGGGTATTAGATGATTTCTGTAATATAAATGGGTGCTTAAATCAGTTTCCGGATGATATACATTATTCTTATTAACATCCTTTCTGATATAGTTAGGGGTGACGTTAACGGTAGATAATTCAGTGGGCGTAACATATTTTAGGCTATTCTTTACAGCTATAGTGGGAAACAATGCTTCGAAATAGAATATCTGTTTGTTTTTTACAGCATAATCATTTATGCAATTTACCATTTTTTTGGATACTCTTACCGAATTCATAGAACCGCTGTAATGAGGCTCGTTGTAAGCTATAGTTACGGCATCCCAACTCCACAAATTCACTCGTTTAGCATCCGTTTTAGCATAGTATAAGTTAGATAGTAGGTCTTCGGTTTTATATTTGGCATCAATTTGCAGAAGAGTATCTTCGTTATGGAAAAATACATCATCTTCTATAAGCCATATATATTCGTAATTAGTATTTTCAACAGCAAAGTAATAGAGAGCTTTATCCCATCCATTAGTTAACTTCTCGTTGGAAAATTCGCCCTTAACATAACCAGTTGTTTTGCATTTAGCATCATCTATTTTCACAAATACTATATTTTTATATTTAGTAGTATATTCGGTTAAATCATAATCGTTATTATCTATCACGACGTACACTTTATAATTTTTAAACTTGTTTAAGAATTCGCACCATCTTTTTTCAGGATTCTTAGATATAATACATAGAATATTCATAATTTTATCTAATATATACATATAAATTAAAATGAGTACATAATTTATTTTTCTCCCAACTTTTATAAACTTTTTGAAAATCTTAAAATTTTTTCAATTATACGCTCAGCTACTCGTTTTATTATTTACCTTTAGACAACTCCTTTTTCAACTTTTCTACTCTCAACTGTCTTTTTTCAGCCTCTGTAATAAACTTCGCAATTTTATTGTATTCATATAAGGCTACACAAGTCATACCTCCGCCAGTAATAGCAAACAAACAAATGCTTGCAATTATGGGCTCCATAACCATATGTAGTTACGTAGTTATACGTAGTTATACGTAGATAGAATACATAAGAAACTTGATATATCATTTTTTAATTTTATACAAGATATGTTACACAAAAATACTAATAATATAAAAAATGATTTAGTAGGCAATTAATATATATTGCCTACCAATTAAATTGATAGAGCCACGCGAAAAGCCTTAATAAGTCTTCAAGAGGTTCCAGAGGTTCCAAAGGTTCCAAAGGTTCTTTCGGTCACCCCACAACAACTGCGATCTCAAGAGAGTTAGACATATGTCTGAAATTTCTCTTATCGATATTATTGCCGTCGAATATTCTCTTGGTGATAAGATTTTATGCGATAGTAAAATATACACAACAACGGGTATTAAGCATATTAATAATACCTGTAGGATTTTTAATAAAATTACAAATAATGAGATTAAGAAATGCGAAGAAGAATATTATATTACATATATTCCGGAAAAAATCGAAGAGACTATTGAAAAAAAGACGTTTTCTATTTTAAAGATGTTAAATAATCTTCCATCCGTATGTGCCTATAAAACTCCAGAAGAGTATGATGTTGTATTGGAGAACTTAGTTTCTCTGATAAATAATCGTAGTTATGATAATATTCTCGCAAGGATGATAGAGCAATTTAAAGATTATGTTAGAGAGTATTATCTGTATGATAATAATCGCGGAGGTAGATATTATATGTTTGGTACACTGATGAACGAATACTATAAATTCATAAGATATCACATGAAACACGAATTTAAAACAGAAGATTTTAAAGAAGATGATTACGATATCACAGAACTAATTATGAGTTATGATTATGATAACGAAGAAGAATAATTATAGCATTCGCGATCATCGTTATATTGTTATATTGTTATATTGTTATATCGTTATTATATGTACATATGTATATATGTATATTTTTTAATTTGTATATACTACGGGTAACTACATTTTATATATAATTGTAGGAAAATAATCAAGAATATAAAAATTGATAATTGAGTTAAACGCACTTATCTATAATATTGCAAAGATAATCAAAGTACTACCTTAGTACTTTAACATACACACAATGCCTGTGATTACCCTTATGGATATTATAAACATAGAATCTTCTATTGGTTAAAAGATATTTAGCTGCTATAACAAAGCATGTGTTATTGCGCGTATAAGTGTAATACTTGCAGAGTATTTAACAAAATTATAAGGGAAGAGATGACGAAGCGTCGGGATGAATATTTTATAGTAGACCTTCCTAAAATAATCGAAAAATCTGTGAAAAAGTTTACTTATATCAATCTCGGATTTAAGAGTAAAAATAATATATCAAAAGTCGAAAAAGAATATGTCGGATATTATATCAATAGCTCTAATATGGATAAAGATACGTTTGAATCTTAGTATGAAGCAGAAATAAATACATTCGATAAGAAAATAAATAATAGCAATTATTATGATAATATTCTTCAACAAATGATAAAACAATTCAAACATTACGTCGTTCTTAGCAATAATTATATGTGGCAAGGATTCTTCGGAGATTTTTATAGAACAATTATGATATATTACTATGTATTTATACAATGCGTATTAAAATATAAATAAATTAGTAAAAAAAAGATTTTGAAGGAGAAGAGCATCATATAACCATGCTAAACCGCATATTCACAATAGAACTCATAGAATAAATAATCTACTAATTTTTTAATAATATATAAAAATTGATTATTGAGATAAACTTGCTTATCTATCATATTGTATACTCAGTTGTATCGTAAAGTCAAAACACAGTACATAGCGGCATAGCGCATATTTTACATCTTTGCTCAAATGTCCTCGATTAGCTTTATAGATATTATCACTACAGAATCTTCTCTTGGCGAAAAGATATTATGTGATAACAAGGCGTATACTATAGTGTGCATCAGCAACACTTGCACCGCATTTAATAAAATTACAAGGGAGGGAATTGCAAAGCGCCGCGAGGAATATTATTGCGAGCATATTCCTAAAAAAATTGAAGAAGCTATGAAAATGTTTACTTATTCGGATCTCGGGATTACAACTAAAAAATATAAGAGACTTATTCCCTGTAAATATCAAAACAATTATATGAACTTTTCTAATATGAATAGAGATCATTATCTATCTATATACGAATCAACAATGGATGCTCTTGTAGAGAAAATAAATAATAGCATTTATTACGAGAATATTCTTCGACAAATGATAAAACAATTCAAATATTATATTATACTTAGTAATGATAATAATTATATATGGCACGGATTATATGGTAATCTTTATAAAAGAATGATGATAGAGCACTATGTATTTATAATATCTATAATGAATTATGTATTGACTAAAAAAGATTTTGAAGGAGAAGAACATCTTATTGCAATGTTGCAACATCTATTTACAAAAGAACTCATAGAGTAGACAATCTATATCTATAATTCCAAGTATTTATTTAGATATTTTTCTAATTTTTTATTTAATTTATTATTGAATCCATCGAAACTATGGATATACTCATAATCTTCATTGTCTTCTATTTTCATAGATATATCCTCGAAGAAGCTTCTTATATAGTTAGGGTAAGTTTGTTCTTTTTCCTCTATTTTTTCTATTATAAAATCTAATATTTTGCACGGATTCTCATTCCATAGCTCTTCTTTTTTTCTAATTATTAAAGTAAAGTAATTATAAATATCAATATGAGTATCGCTAAAATGCGAGAACAGTCCGCTGAATATTATCTTCTTCAATTCGTTAAATAATATCTTATCCCATTTCCATTTTATTTTTAGGTAACTATTATCATCTAACAGAAAGCAATATGTAATAATTTCTTTATCTTCATATCTCCCCTTATCTTTTTCATATTGAGGATTATATATTAGAAATCTTTCGAACAATATTTCAATCATAATATCCCAGAAATTTAATTGAGATATGTTGGATTTTAGTATAATATGAATTACCTTATCCTTATTATTTCCTATGATAGGATAATTGGTCTTGAATATCCTAAAGTAATCATTGATACTTTTTAGTTCAATATATTTGAAGATATTCCAATTTATATTTTCGAACTTTTTAATACTACATTTATTTACAATATTGCGAATATTTAGGATACTATTAAATAATTCTTGCTCTTTATTTTCATTTTCATTATCATTATTAAAGAAATCTGTAATATTATAAAGATCCATCGGAGTTATATTAGAATATCTTTTGCACATAAATAATTCTATTAAATATGCTAAGATTATCGATTCATATACAGATAAATCATTTAACATATTAAATTTTATCTTCTTTTGTACCTTGGCAATAGCGTGATATATTATATCATGGTATTTGATATAATGAGCTTTATCAGAAATTTTACACAATGGTATATGCCCGATTTCTCCTTGTTTATATGTTTTACGATTGTAATTATCTAAATATTCCCAAAAATCATTTACAGAATATGATACTATTTTTTTATTAGCGATTAAATTTAATACTACAAATAATTGCGATTTGTTTGCGTTAGCTGCAGCAGCTTGATCTTTTGTACTGATAATATTTATAATAATGTTATAATAGTAAGTTAAATATTTGATACAGTGATATCCCCAATCTATACATTCGGTCTTTTTCTGTTTCTTTAGACATACCTTATTACCATCTATAATATTACTATAAGATATAGCGTTATCTTCTAATAATTTTATTAGCCTATTCTTATCTATAATATCTTGAATTTTATTCAATTTAATATTTTTTGTTATTAAAGGAAAGCATTCGTCGTATCCACAATTCATAAACATCTTATGGACATCATCATTGTTTTTGTTTAAATCGAAGTATATTTGCCTCTTTGCTCTTGTTAAAGCGACATGTATATATGAATAATATACCAAATCTTTTACTTTGTTACTAAGTAGTTTTAGGGAACTGTCTGTTAATGATAAAATGAATACCACATTTCTCCCATCGCCTTTAGAAGACCGTATAGACATGATACGAGTAGCATTAACAGAGTCTGAAGTATTTATAACAGACCCCTCGGTATGTTTGTGTAAATATACATATCTCGTATATTTGTTATTATATTTCTTAACCCAATAATTCTGTATTTTAGTTTCTAATTCGGGCGCTATAGAATTTGATTTCATTATCGGAAATATAATAAGGAAATCGTTGGGCAAATATCCATTAGTTTCTACTTCGTAATTATAGCATTCCATGATTTTATTACAGTAAACTGTAATCCTCTCTTCCCTTTTATTATCGTCATATATCTTCGGCAAACCATGTATAATTTTTATAGGTTCAGTATTAAGACATTTGTCGATATCTTTATCACACATAATAGGAGGCAAATTATATTTTTCAAAAGCACACAATTTATTTATTTCATCGCCCATATTAGTAACCTTTATACGCCTATTGATATTAACAGGTTTGCAAATATCAATTGTAATATTTGGAAGCCCTTCTTTAACAATACTTGTTAAAAAATTATTATGATATTCGAGAGATTGCAATTTGTCACCGACTACATTTACATAACACCCAGTATCGTAAATTATTTTAGATATCGCATATAAATAATTGATAGGGAGGTCCTGAACCTCATCTATCCATATCTCAGTCTCTTTGCTTAATTGTATATATTGACCAGCGTATTTCATATATCCGTCGGCAATTTTTGTAGCACCGTTCTCAGCTATATTATCAACTATTCCTGAAAAATAATTCGCACCACCTTCTTTAGAATTTGCAAGATTAAAGCAAAACGAATCGATTGTTCCGATTATAACAATACATTCTCTATTAGATTTTTTATTTACATATTTTATTACATAATGTTTATCAGTATTCTCCTCTGTATCATTTAGAATATTTTCTATATGAAACATACTTTCTCCATTCAGATATCTATTCTTCTGATCTTGTAATTCCTCGTAAATTACTGTTTTTGCCGAATGCTGCTTAGTTATAATAAAGTATGTTTTCTTATCAACATTTTCACATATTGATTTCCAAATTCCAAAAGTTTTACCATTACCTGCTCCTTGTTGGTGAACGCTTAATACCGATTTAATAGTATTATCGTCTTCCCAGAAATCCCATATATTATTTGCATTCAATTGTAAAAACCTATTAGTTTCTTCTAATGTTTTATATTCCCACATTTCTATCATTCCGCTCTTAATTTTATTAAGTTCTATTTTGAATATCATATCGCCTATGTCTATAAGAATATATTTATAGGTTTTTTGAAATGATTTATATTTCCATTCATCAGAGAATATTATTAAATAGTTATTCGTTGATAATTTATTTAATATAATTCCAGAATTACCATCAATTAACCATACAATATCTTTAGATATTTTTTTAAATTTATTAAATGTATTGATAATATCTTCTTCTGATATATATGATTTTTGAATCATTAACATTTGGCTATTATGTAATAAAATATTGTATCCTTTACATCTATTACTGTTAAGGAGTGATTCCATTATTATTATAAATAACATGATTTGATAATCATTTTTTCTTAATATACAAATGTTCTTATAATTTCAAAAATAGTAAAATACCGATTATTTTTGCGTTAAAAATAAAATAATATATATATATGAATAATATATATGATTTCATCTTATAGACTGGGCGATTTAGTTTTACTAGATAATTTAACTCATTTTGAAGAAAATCAAATACTAACAGAACATCCAGATTCAATTGGTAGTAAATATATTTTACAAAAAAAATATGATAATCGTATCAATAATATTGATTTAATTACCAAAATTGTAATGGAAAATATAGAACAAAGCTTGGATTTATTGCCTAAAAATATTACAGAAAGCACAGTAATACATTTAAGATTAGGAGATGTGATTGCTGGGAATGAGTCGCATGAAAAATTAAAAAGACCTTTAGAAGTAAATCATATTAAATCATTAGTTGCTGATGATAACAACCCAAAATATGTAATTGGGAAATGTTTTTTTGCCAAGACAAGTTCGAAAAATTATGAAGAATGTATTACTTTATCAAATGAATATTTACAGAATGTAATTAACGAATTAGATGCCAAATATTTTAACTCTGGAATTGCTGATATAGATTTATATTGTGCTATAAAATCAAAAATATTTATACAAGGGAGAGGATATTTTAGCAAGTTAATTGTTGAAATAAGAAAAAAATTAAACTTAAAAAGTATTGAAACTACAACTCATGATTAAATGACCATTTATCTAATAAAATATTGTATCCCTTTCTTAATTTACAAAATGTTCTTATAATTTCAAAAATGATAAAAATTTGATATTAAGAGTTAATGATAAAAATTTGATATTAAAAGTTAAAAAGAGTATTATTACCGAAAGCTATCGTTATTACCGTGTTACCTACTCATCGCTCATATCAACTCTGAGACAACTCTTCAAGTCAACTCAACACCAATCTTTGAGACAAGTAATAGGAATGCCTATGTACGAAGATAGCGTGATGTTGAACAAGTATTCTATGAGGATTCATGTAGAAAATCCTCATATTACTCGTGCAGATTGCATGAAAATTGCACTTAAAAAACTTAGAAATGATAAAAAAATGAGGAAATTTATTCACAATAAATCGACAAGTATCAAGAAAAACAACCCCGAGTTATCTCATAAACAGTCTATTATGACTGCTGTAAAAGAATGGAAGAAAAGTAATTAAAAATGACTTCGTAACTTCGTAACTTCGTAACTTCGTAACTTCGTATATATATTTTTATTTTTTTGTATATATATAAGATATATGCTAATAATATATATAATTATAAATAATGTATCAAACTACCATAAGAAATAAGAAGAAAAGTACAAATATTGTTAAGAGCTATTTAATAGACGAAGAGCATGAAGAATATGCGCTGTCTAAAAAACTATTAGGGAATTGTCGTGTATCTCTGTTAACAAATGGCGGTGAAGAAGTAATAGGTATAATCAGAGGCAATATGCGTAAATTTAATAAGCGTGTTCTTATAGAAGTCGGAGATATAGTAGCAGTATCTAAAAGAGACTTCCAAACTAATAAAGTAGATATAGTCCATAAGTATAATTTGGAGCAGACGCAATCATTGATTAATAATAAGCGGCTATCCGACGTTTTAATTAATCAGTATTATAAAAATTCTCATAAAACAGATAAGTCAGATGATACACATATTATTTTTGATGATAAAGAAGAAAATGGCGATGATAATAATACTGATATAGAAAATAGTAAGGTATCAAGTGATACTGATGATACAGACGATATAGATGATATTTAATCAGTAGAGTGTGCATATAAAGATTTATTATATATGAATAAATATAATGAAGCACTATTGGGTTAATATAGACGAATGTGTTGATAGAAAAATACATATGGAAAGCCAATTTAAAAACAATGATATATCAAATGTTCGCGTAAGTGCTGTGACTCCTTCTAAACTACCTAATTATATAATTAAAATGAGCGAAGAGATTTCAAAATCTAAACCTGAAGAAATATGTTGTATAATTTCGCATTTAATGGCTATTAAAACTGGCTACGACGAAGGAAATGATTTTTTCTGCGTTACAGAGGATGATATTGTAATAAACAATGTAGATTTCAATAAAATAGGTAAATATATAGAGATTCAAGAGAAAATTAATAATGATAAAATAGAGATATTGCAATTGCATACAAGCAGCCATCCATGTGTTATTAAATTATTTAATGATTACTTTTTGAATAACAGGTTGATTATAAAAAGCGATAATACATATCCGTCAGCTTGTTACTATTTAATAACAAGAGATGGTGCAAAAAAAATATTAGATAAATATGTGGCCGTAATTGATAATATTATACATATTAATTTATCTCATAAAGAATGGTGTGTAGCCGATAATATATTGTATCTAACGGCAAATACATATATTTTAACGTATCCTATTATAACCACAAATATCGAATGCAGTAGCTTGATACACCCGGAACATTTAATTAACCACGAAAATTGCAATATTGTAATAAGAGAAATATGGGAAAAAAGTAATTACATGAACTTATTATCATAGGTATCCACGGGTACCCGTCTATCATTTATTTTTACTAATACAGCTATTATCATCGTAGTTGTTAGGCATATAGCTATGATATTCGCCTACATCATCAATAAAAGATTCTCTCTGTAAGCGTTTACTATATTTAAAATCTAATTTAGACAATTTGTTATTATCGTACAAGGACATTATGATAGTTTGCAAAGGTCCGTCTCCCCATCTGCAATAAAATATATTACCGGTTTCATTTATTTTATTGATAATCTCTTTAATTTCAGGAGATTTCCAACAGCTTGTTCGGATAACTGAAAAATTATTATAAAACATTATAGGCATAGCTACTTCAATACTCTTCTCTTTGTACTCCTCGCCGTTCAAAGCTAAATATAATTTTTTAAATTTTTCAAAATGCTGATTATTAACATTCAGTGTATGGTCCATGAATAATTCTTTTATTTTTTCAATCTTATCAGGCATTATTTTTTCGAAAAAAGGCTTCATACCATAATTGCATATACTACAATCGACGTGAATAATATTAGACATATAATTGTACCCTTTGCTCTCCATCAATTGAATTATATCGATATTAATGGGCTCTTCAATTATACTATCGTCATCTATACGCATTACATAATCATAATTATTGCAGTATTTAATAAAATTATTTATCCAAAAGTTACACATAAGCCTATATTTTTTGTTTCTCCAGTATGGAACAGGAGCTGAATTAATACATCTGTTCATTTTATCCTCATCGATATTTTTAGGAATTTCAAAATCACCCGCATCTATCTGTTTATATTCTATTAAATATCGATAATCTTTGCGAATAGATGTGTTAATTTCGTTAATAGTATTTTTATCATAATCTCCTTCGTGTAGAATAATTATAGGGTATTTGTATTTGGCATTAAAGTTTTTAAATAAAAAATATAGACACGTCTTTAGGTATATTTTGCGTTCAACAGTATTTTGAGTTAAAATAATAATAGCAGATTTAGACATAATATTTATATATATTATTTATTATAATTGCTTTATATATTCATTTTACTATGTAGATTATAGTTATTATATAAATTATAGTTTTTTATAGTATTTTTAATATTAATATCATTTATTACGAGAGCATTGCTGTAAAGCATAAAATCGCAATCCTTATTTTTATTAATATAGAATGGGTATTTTATCACAATATTGTTAGAATTGTCCGATCTCTTAAAATCATATATTTTATCATTAATGTAAAAATATATGCTGTTTAAATTTATAATTAACCCTAAGAATATCACAGAATCTCTTAATATATCTTCTGATATATCGTTTACAATGTACTTATTATTATTAACGACCAGTTCTATATCGTACATTTTTTTATAATTCAAATCGTAATCTTCTTCTATGTCGATAAGCCCATAATTATTAACAATATTTATAGGAACCGCGCGAGACGACACTTGATACTGTTTCTTCTTCTCCTTATTAATTATATTTATAGATATCGTTGATATCGTAGATTCACCGATATTCAATAAATTAGTACTAATAATATCGTTGAATTTTAATGTAAATAAGAAGCCTATATTATTTATTGACGAATTATAGTTATTTATAAATTCTATAGATATATCTCGTAAGTTGTATCCATATACATTTGGATTTAATATATATCTGTTTTTCGCTGGATATTTACTTACAATAATATCATTTATATATTTTGAATTGTTATCTAATTTCCATTTTAATCCCTCAAGATTTTCCTGAATATTGTTTGATTCGTATGATGATATCAATGATATTAATGCCGGATTATTTATAAAACTGTCTATCTTATATTTATCGTTAAAATTACCACCATATATAATATAGTCGTTGTTATCCTTCTCTTTGATATCGTCATATTTCAAGATATTTAATTGCTTTTCTTCCTTGTAATCTTCAAATTCTTCGAATTCTTTGAACTCTTCGAAGCTCTCTATATCATTATCATTATTATCATGACTTTTGCGATACATAACCATATTTTTAATTTCCGAATAATACAATATTAATAATATAGTTATAAGAAAGCCGAAAAATAGACTTATAATATATATAGTAGTATCTTTCATTATATATTCTAATATATCTTAATAAAAACAAAGTTTATAAATATATATAAGAAATAATATGATATTATTATTTATACGAAAGATAGTTTTAGGAATAATATGGATTTTATGACTTTTTTAAATAGCATGGGGAAAATTAAGAAAAAAAAACATTCTAAGAAGAACTCTGGTTCCAGTAAGAAAAGAAAGGTTCTTGAAGAAGAATGTGAGAAAAACGGAGATCTCGAAGATATATGCGAGATAAAGGAAGAAGGCAGTAATGATAGCGATGAAGAAAAGGTCAAAGGTGTAGTTAACAGTACTATCAAAGAAGAAGACAGTGCCGATGATGTATATGATGATGACGGAGAAGATAGTGACGAAGATAGTGACGAAGATAGTGACGAAGATAGTGACGAAGATAGTGACGAAGATAGTGACGAAGATAGTGACGAAGATAGTGACGAAGATAGCGACAAAGACACTGATGAAGGCAGTGATGAAGATAGCGACGATGACGATGATGTTATTAACGATAAAAAACTTTACAATATCTTAAACTCCTTTTTCGTAGATGAAAATGAAGTTTCCATTGCTACTTCTATGTCTAATATCTCTTATGAGTTAAATAAGTTAAATAAAAATCTAAGCAAACTATTAAAGAGCAAAGAATAAAGCTTATATAGAAATGTATGATAATGATAATTATCGCTGGTTATGTAAAAAATGTAATAAATATATATTAAAATGCATCGATATAGATTATCATAATAATAGGGAACACCCGAATTTTAATGATAAATATGTAGAATCATGGTATATCAATGGTAAGAAGGGACTATCTCCATATGATTAAACGAAAGTGTTCCATAATTTTTTTTCTATTTTATGATTGATTTGTTTATCATCTTTAAGATATAATCCGTAACGGCCTATATGTAATTTATAGGGCTTGTTCAAATATGTTACGTCCTTAGGCAATGATGATATAAAATTAATATCCGTATCATCTAATTTATCAATAGCTTTTCCCTTCCATTTCAAATAAGGCTCTATGTTAGTGTAAGTATTCTTGGATTTATTATAATAACATACGCCATATCGCGTCTTAATAATACCATCCTTATAATCTTCTCGAGATATTTTAGAAGCCTTCGATTTATTATCGACAAAACCAATGTCTCTCAGAGACTTCGAAATTTTACCATATATATCATCTAAAATATTCTTTTTATTATTTTTTAAGTTCATAATATCATCCAAGTCCTTCTCCATATTAGAAGTAAACTTTAAGTCACATAAGTAAGGTAGAACTTCAAACGTATATTTAATAACATCATTACCGAGATCTGTAGGTATTAATAAATCCTTACTTTTTCCTCCTAAATTAATAGATTTTATATCAGTTTTAATATCCCCCTTATTTTTTTTTAGAAAATTTTCTATTTTATATTCTTGTTGTGGATTTTCTCCGACCGTAACATATTTCTTGTCTATCAATTTGTCTATAATAGATGCATAAGTAGAAGGCCTCCCTATACCTTCTTTCTCAAGATGTTTTATCAATTGAACTTCATTATACATCGAAGGAATGTTATTAATAGTTCCTTGAGATTTAAATTCATATGAAAGGCAATTGCTATTATCGAGCATTTTTACAAAATATTTGTAGCATTCGCATTTCTCGTCGTATATTATTTTAAAACCTTCAAAACTTATAAAAGATTTTGTGCAACTAAACTCGTACTTATTTTTATCTGTTGTAAATTTGCAAATTATATCGCAATATTCTGCATCACTCATAAGAGATGCTAAAGTCCTTTTTCTAATAATATCGTATAACTTGCTATGATTCGAAGTACTATTTTGAAAATTGCAAGAGATAACTTCTGGATTTGTTATACGAATTGCTTCATGGGCTTCTTGGGCATTATTTATATGTGAAGTATATTTGCGATATTTTACATACGATTCGCTGTAATTATTTTTAATATATGTTGCTATATTATTCTTCGCATCATTACAGATATTTGTAGAATCTGTGCGTATATAAGTAATAGCTCCATTCTCATATAATTCTTGTGCGAGTTTCATAGTATTTTTTGCGCTCCATTTATATTTATTATAACAATCCTGTTGTAAAGACGTGGTTGTATATGGAGGAGGCGGAGAAACAGACCGCTTTTGCAATTCATATACAATAGTATACTTAACATTTGTTTTAAGCTCTCCTAAGATTTTCTTAACAATATTAAGATCCCCTATATTCACTGGCGCTATCAATGTTCCAATTAAATGGTTGGAATCCTTGGAATCCTTGAAGTCATTGGAGTCCTTATCAAATATAAATTTACAATCTATGTTCCAATGCGGAATGATTTCTTTATTTAATATTTTATTTCGCTGATTTATGCATATGATTAGAGCCGCATTTTGGACTCTTCCAGAACTTAAATAATTTTTATCGAATTTAGACCATAATATAGGAGAGACTTTGTAGCCGATCATTCTATCAACAATCCTCCTTGTTTCTTGTGCATTCACAATATTCATATCAATATCTTTGGGATTATTAATAGCGCGATTAACTGCATTCTCGGTAATTTCATTAAAAGATACACGATAACATGTTTTATTTTTAATTAAATCAGAGATACAATCTTTGATATTATAAGCTATTGTTTCTCCTTCTAAATCAGGGTCGGTAGCTATATATATGATGTCTGATTTATTAACATATTCTCTGATACTATTGATAATTTTTTGATTTGTTTTAATATATTCCAAGTCCCACGTATTTGTATCAAATCCTATTTTATCCTTAGGAAGATTATAGATATGCCCCGAAGAATATGTAACTGTGAATGATGGGTCATTTAAATATTTTTTGATAGTTTTCGTTTTTGTATAGCTCTCGACAATCAATAATTTATTCATTACACAATTATTCTATATTTTTAATCATTTTTTATATTATTTTATTTATAAGTAATAATGGATACTAATATAAAAAAATATGCTTTAAAGAATGGTATAAAAGTTATTATAGTTCCATTGAAAACTAAAATGACATATATATCACTATCAATGTTGCTCGGGTCGTATCACGAGAGAAAAGGTGAAGGTAACTTAACACATTATTATGAACATTTGTTAGCAAGGCTAAGTTCAGATAAATATAAAGATTACAAATATATAGGAAATGAAATAACAAAACGCGGAGGGAATAAAAACGCCTATGTTAATAATTACGAGCTTTTCGTGTATATAAAAGGGTTCTATGAAGATTTCGAATTTTACATAGATGTAATATCAAATAGTATTAAAAAATTTTATATAGATCCTAAGATTGCTAATACTGAGAAGGGGGCTGTTATTCAAGAATTGAGAAATATAATTTCGCGAGAAAATTACGATTTTGATTTTTTAATTTTTAAATATTTATATCCAAAGCATTATCATTTAGAGGATTTTAAACGCGATATTAATTATATTAAAAAGTATAATATAAAATTAATCAGAAAATTTATTAGGAACAAGATATTAACTAATAATATTGTAATAAATGCGGCATGTCCTCGTCATAAAATTAAAAAAACTATACAAATTATAAATAAATACTTTGGGGCAATAAAGAAAAGCAAAAAACAATCTATAAACTATCCTGTTCTAAGTGTGAATAATAATAAATTAAAAATAGTTCAAATAAAAAACAAAAAACAAGACGATAATACGATAATTAATATCTATACATATATGAATATTAAATTTTTGTCTAAAGAACACTTGATACAAGGCTTATTGCAAAAAATACTATTTAATTTCGAGCTTGGTGTATTTTATAGAGAGCTCAGAGAGAGCCTCGGGATAATATACAACATTCATTTATATAATAATATAAATGTTAGAAATTCTAAAGAGTCTTATTATAATATTGTTACAAAATGCAGTTTAAAGAATGTTCCTACAGTAATCAATAAGATATTTGATATTTTACATAATTATAAAATTACCGACGAAGATATATTGTATGCGAAAAAGAGGACCGATGCGGACCATGAATATGGCAAATTTTATGCTTTAGAATCTCACAGTGGTTACCACAATACATTTTCGCTATTTAATGTACCTTACAAAAGTCCTAAAGAAATATTGAAGGTAATTCATAAAATAAAAAATGAAGAAATTAGAGAGCATTACGAAAAATTTAAAAAGAAGATTATTAGCTCCGCGTTTTTATTCTATTACTCAAAAAAAAATATCGATAAAGACATTAAATCAATGATTGCTAATAAAAATAATAAAATAATTAATAAATAGAAAATGAATACAATATTCTTCTATATGTATTTAATAACTTTAATATTAATAACAACTGCCTATATTTTATCGAGATGTATATTCGATTATCACTATTTAGATATATTTTTTTATACCAATCATAATAACAACATTTTAGAGAATTATGTATATTTAATATCTCACATATTAGTTAATTATTTCCTCGGACTATTATTTGGCTTGGAAATTATATATGGAATGATATTAAAAATTATATTATTCGAAGCTATGTTATATGCGACCGAGAGATGCGATATATTTAATACAACTAAGGTATCAACTCTCATAATCATAATTATTATATCAGTTGTATCTTATTCTCTTGGCAGTATAACAAAACTAATATTTAGTAAATAGAATACGATTATTCTGATATTATAATAGATAATTTTCGATAATATCTGAGCTATTTTTGATATTAAAATTTAATACGTTTCTCATTGGGCATTTTAGATAAAAATCGTTGGCATTTTCAGGATAGTATATATATTCACTAAGATTATTCAATATTCCATCAATCTGTTTATATATATATTCGAAGAAGCAATTCTTGTGCATAACAGAGCCTTTTATTAAATTTTTCGAGGAGTCAAGAACATCAACTGATATGATACAATCAGATTTTTTAATATTTTCAAGACATATATTACAAATACTTCTTGTATTCAAATGCTTTTTAGGGTGCTCAATTACAATTGGTAAATTATTAATCTGCCATTTACCTCTTCTATCAATCATCTTCTCAATTCTCAAACATGCATATTTAGCAATATTTACTAAATTTAAATTATTACCGATTTGCATATTAGAAAAGTTTATACAATAGTATGTTCGGAAATTAACAATATCTTTAATTATTTTATATTCTACCTCCTTCTTATCCACGATGTTTAGGTAATCTAATTTTTCTATCCCAGTATTATTTGAAATATTGATACCATCGCGAGTCATCAGAAATGCATTACATAAGAAATCGAGCTTATTAAATGGCGGTCTATTAAGAATATTTTTACATATTACAATATTTATTTGTAATTCAATCGTATATCCTTTACTTATATAAGGAATATAGCCTACCATGATAATGTATTTATAGATATAAAGTAGTCCAAGATTATTATCTGCGTATAAGTTGTCTATATTATAATTAATTTTTTTATAATGTATTTCGACATTGATCATCCCAAAATCATTATTAATTAGCTCGTTTAATTCCCTTACCATTTTTTCGACATGGTCTATATTATACATGCAAATGTTAATGTCTTTAGGAATTAGAGTTCTATGCAATGTTTCCAAATCAAATTGCTTATTCCAATAATTTTTATGGTAATTCTTTGAATTTTTAAATTTTTTATCATAAAGAGATTTATAATAGTCGGCTATTATATAATCCCTTACAAACCCTCCATAAATAATACCCTCGTATTCATAGATTTTATCAATGAGTTTTTTTATAAATATGTGCCTTACCTTTTCAACATTATATTCAATCGTAATATCTTGTGAAGACATTGTGAGAAAATAAACAATTTGATTTTATCAATTTTTACAAATATATATATTTAACTATAATCATCCTATATCCTTTTCTTCTTTTGCCTTTGCATATTCGTACATTACAGTTTCGGCATTCGCGATAGGCAAAATAGAGTCCTTGGCGCCATAAAATTCAGGCCCTTTTCTATTTTCGCGATTTATTAGAGTTCGAAGATTATTTAAATCATTGAGCTCGTATTGTAACTGAAAGGATTTACCTTCGTGATTTGTAAGCTCTATAAATAATGATGATATTATTTTATTTTTTCCATTACGAGAATAGAAACTATTGGGATACTTGAAATTAACATTTATATTTCCTGATTTATCTATTATTTGGTAATTAGGAGTATTTTCGAATGCTATAGTTTCATTCGGGAAAGGCAAACCAGAACCCGAATAATTAACCATTCTATCTATAGGATTCGGGGCTATAATTAACAGTTTACTATATTGTACTGGAAATTTAATAGAGCCGGTGATATTTAATATTAATCCATTTTGATTTACATTTAAATTTACATATTCGTCATTGAAAATCATTATCTTCTATTTAATATATATAAAAGATATTTATATCTATACATGTACTCTTGTACTTGTCCCTAAACCATATTTATTTACCTCGATTTTTTCACAATATGTAGGGTTGCATTTAACTACATATCGTTCGGGATACATGGTACCGCTTAAATTTGCGGGTCTATTGCAAGGAGCACAAGGCATTAAATTGTTTTGAGCATGTAATTTATTTTCTTCCATTATTTTTTCAGCATTTTGTTGCAAATACATTCTGCTATCATAGCTGCTTTTAATAACATTATTCTTATCTAGATCAGTCATTAAATTAGCATTAATAGCACACCTCGGTCTATAATCAGTAAATTGTCTACCATCGGACATTTTTATAGGACATCCTGAATTAGTTTGTGTGGGATTTGCCGAATTAACATTCATCTTTCTTATCTATACAATTACAATATTTTTTATTTTTGTTTTTTATTATATTCCAAAATTCGAGATATAAGAAATGCTTTTGTACCCTCGCTATTCAAAGATTTATTCTTGCATTCTTCGCGGAGTCTTTCAACATTCATATTTTTATACTTTTTAGTCATTGTTTTATCTGTATCATTTCCAAATGTAATATCAGAGCTCACTGAAACACTATCAAAATCTATGTTTTCATTATCAATAGGAATTTGAGTAACATTTGTATTTTGTGCGACATTCATTGCATTGTCTACTGTTGGGCCTTCAGTTACTTCTGTAGTAATGTTCGTATCTTTGGTAGTTTTGAATATATATTCTGATAGTGGTTCGTCAATTTCATCAATTTCTTTAATTTCATTATCAATGTCGTTTATAATATTGATATAATCAACCATATCGCTATTTTTATTAATTATGTCTGATAAGTCGAGGGTATTTTTTTTATTTTTTTGCATTATATTTTCAATAGGGCATTTATAATTAACATCATTGCAATAATTATTTTTAACAGTACTATCTTTGAATATCTCGTTCATTACGATATCTGCCGATTCAAAACTTTTATTTATAGAATCTTTTCTATCAGATTTCTTCATCATATCTACGCGTTTTTCCAAAATAAACACATTACCTTCCATTACTGTTAATTTTCTCCATAAAAACATTATAAAAAATACGATTAGCCCAAATATAACCATATTTATATATGTTTGATCGAATAAAATACCGTACATTATTTATTAATATCAATACATATTTTGTTTTTCATTTTAATCGCATTGTCTATAATATCTTTTGGAAAATCCTTTATATCTAATAGTTCTATAGCAATACATAAATACGAGTGGCCGCGATTTATCTTATATGGGAAATAATATTTATTATCCTTTGGTATTGCATCGACAGACAAGTTAATAAATTTATCAGGATATATTTCTTCTAATTTTATTAATTTATGGAAATGTGTAGTAATTATCAAAGTGATTCCGTTCAATTTACTTAGATATTCTATAACAGCATAAGCAGTCGACATTCCTTCTATAGGAGGTGTTGAGTGCATAGGTTCGTCCATTAAAAATAATCCTCGCTTTTTTCTATTAGTTATTTCTGCTGCAGTTTTTATCATATTCAAACAGTATTCTGCTTCTGCTTCAAAATACGAACGGTTTCCCAGTATATCAGATACTCTCATAAACGAATTTATGGTATCATATATAATACTCTTTGATTTAATAGAATACGCCAATCCTATAGTTTGTGCTAATATAACATTGGCCAATATAGTTTTTACATAGGTAGTTTTCCCTCCTGCATTGGGGCCTGTAACAATGATATTCTTATTTAAGTTAATAGGATTGGAAATTTGCGTATCGCTCAATATGGGATTTTTGGCATCCCAGAATTTGGTTTCTATATCATTGTATTTAACAACAGACCATTCTTTATCTAATAATAGATTGTTTACAGAATTAATCACATCAATACAATAGATTGTTTTTAAAAGAGAAGATAATTTATCCTTCAATCTATCGTCTTTCCATATTTTATAAATAGACGTCATGCTATTATTGAGATAAATACTTGTATCATAAGTACACGTAACGTTAAAATAGGACTGTACAATATCTTTAGGCAAATTATTTATAATATTCAGAGAATGATTTACAAAATATACGAGACCTTTCATCTTTGAATGTAATTTTTCCTTTGTATTATATAAAAACAAGGCTACCTCATAGGTCTGATACATATTATAGATATATATTCCTACATAAAAAAGTATTGATATAAATTTCATAATATCTGTACGAAAGTTACCTGATGTCTTGCATAACATTTTAAGTATTTCTATTATAATTTTAATATAAGAAGCAAAAGATATATTCATCTTTAAGTATTTATTTATATATAGGTAAGGTGCCATAAAAGTACTTATTGGATATAAGATAGATGTTAGTGGTATCAAGAATATTTTATACAAATGATACATATCAAGTAGAGTTTCTATGTAATTAATATAACATACTATGAATGACGATGGGAACAATATTTCTATGAAATTATTCTCCTTGATTTCGTCGGTTATTTTATATATCCATAGAATATCATTCTCGTAATTTTGTAGTAACTCCATATCAACATCATAGCTTATTATAGTCCGTTGTCTCTTTTCTAATAAATCCCTGTTTTTTATAGGATGTTTAACTAATTTTTCTATTAAAATTTTACTTCCTTCTAAAACAGGTAAGGTTTGAGCCCATTTATCTATCGTGGTATCTTTGTATACATCTTCTGATATATCTATTTTTTCTCCTTTAATTATATTTTCGCTTATTAATTTATTTAATATATTTTTCTTTTTTTCTGTATCAAATTCAAATAATTCTTTGAAGTCTTGAATTAATTCTTCGTCCATTATTTATTTACATTTTATATTAAAAAATGATATAAAATCTCGCACAGTAACAATTATAAATATGGAATTCGAGAATCAAGATACGATAACTATTTTTAATAATGGTATTATTCATTTAATAGATAAAGAGCCTAATGAAAATATAAGCGATACTTATAAAAGAGGATGGTTTATTATTAAAAACATAGGCGAATCTAATTATAATAAATTGTATTCTTTATCAATTATAGCTAATAATAAAAATAAAGGCATGATATATCTCTAACATCTATCTATTCGAAGAACTCCTTGCTACCACCTCCTTTAACTATTTTTTTTTCTACCTTAGCTCTCGGTGTTGTATTGATGGCATTGGGTTTCGGGGTAGCCTTAATGGCTTTTCGGGAATTGGGTTTGGCCAGAGCCTTCGGTTTCGGCGTAGCCTTGGGTTTGGTCAGAGCATTCTGTTTAGGCGTAGCCTTGGGTTTGGTCAGAGCCTTCGGTTTCGGCGTAGCCTTCGGTTTTGCTTTCGGAGTTTCCTTTACTACTTTAGGTGACTTGGATTTGGGTGGAGCCTTCGGTTTCGGCGTAGCCTTGGGTTTGGTCAGAGCATTCTGTTTAGGCATAGCCTTCGGTTTTGCTTTCGGAGTTTCCTTTACTACTTTAGGTGACTTGGATTTGGGTGGAGCCTTGGGTTTGCCGTTCGGAGTTTTCTTGACAACTTTAAGATCCTTAGGTGACTTAGGTGTCTTTGGTATCTTTGGGGATACTTGCAATGCAGTTGTTTTTGCCGTGTTATTAATTTTAAGAGAGCTTGCTGCTATTATTTTTGCAGATAGGCTTAAAATTTTTTCTATTAAAGGTTTTAGATTTTTACATGTATTATCATTATCTTTTTTCATGATTCTTTATCTATATTATATAAATATTTTTAATAATATATTGTATGATGTTATATAATATATCTAAATACAATACAAACTGCTATTATAGTTGTTATAAAATTAAGAAATATTATGAATATTATAAATGGTATTAAATAGTATAATATATATAAAAGTATAGGTTTAACAATTTCATATCGTATATTAGATTTTAATATTTCATCTTTTATAAAATCTATTATTATATTTATTACATTATTTTCATAAGAGTTTTCTTCTTCGGCATTGTTATCAATATCATTTTCTTTTTTTGATATTTTGGATTCCATTCTTATTTTTCGTAAAAGAAATAAAGAAGATATTTTTAAACTTATTGAAGATTTAAAATGGCACAAAATAATTATTTTTATTATGTATTATTATGAAACAATTTTTAGACAGCCTTGAAGTCACAAAGTAATAAACATGTAATGAATATTTTTTTTACAGAACTTTGTGCCATTTTAAATCTTCAAGGGTGTAAACTTAATGATGCATATATTTACTCTCAATAATAATAATTTAATATATTATAAAATGTTCCTTGATCCTATTAAAAAAAATAATAAATTTATATCCATGTATAAAAATCCTTCTATTAAAAATATAGCAGATATCAAGATTAAATCTATTAATAAATTATCGAATAATGCAGGTTATTATTTTATTATTTACATATCTCCAATAAACAATAATGATATAATAAACGAACTAATCGATTTTGATAAGGAAATAATGAATACTATAGAGACAAATTCTATGAAATGGTTTAATAAAGAGTTCACTATTAATGAGATTAGCGAACTATACAATAAATCGTTTTGCAATCAGACAAAGACGATTAGTGTTATATTAACGAAAAAACAGATTAATAACATGATGTATAATAATAAAAAGGTCACTGATATCGAAGATACCATAAATTTTTTAAATACAAATAAAAAATGCGTAATTAATATATCGATAGAATATTACGGCCTATATATATATAGCGAAACAACTTCTAATAAGTGGGTAATCAAAACCTTAGATATTACAAATATAGATGATGAAGATAGTATAATAAGTATCGAGGATTTAATAGATAATTATTGCGAACGTGTGAGTAATATAAAAAGAAGAAGCATTGATAAATTGCAAAAGTTTCGCGATAACATAGAAATTATTAATAAAAATATCATATCAATTGATAATCTCTCTGAATTGTTGAAATCAAAAGATACTACAAATAAAGCAAATATTAATAACCATCTAATAAAACTAAGTGAGCTAATTTTAAAACAAGAAGAGGCAATAAAAAACTCTATTTGATTAAATATATAAAAAAATATTGTAAATATAATCTAATGTAAATAATAGATAGATATATAATATAAATAATATGGGTACTAATAAAAACGTAGTTGTATCTTTTTCAATAGCAATTTTATTGCTTCTCTCGCTATTATTATTATTAACATATAATTCAAAATACAATAATTCGCAAAATAATAAGGTTATGAGTGAAGGTTATAGTATAAATAATTATAGTAATGTTCCTGAGCCATTTTACATTGAAAAATTTTCATCTGGAGTTACTGACCAAGCAAATCATACAGTAGAGCCTTTTAATTCTACTAATACGATTAATCCAGCTGTTTCTGAAAATGGCCAATCAGGCCCTTCAATCCCCGTAATGACTTCTCGGCCTTCTGGTCCAGCTGGTCCGTCAGATCCCGCAGGTCAAGCAGGTCAAGCAGGTCAAGCAGGTCAAGCAGGTCAAGCTGGTCCTTCTGGTACAACTGGGTCAACGCGCGGCGGTTCTACTTTCCAAGAAGTTACTTTTGATAATGCGAGCAGCTATTCTTCATACAGCGAAAATAGCGAACAAGCATTTAAGTCTTGTTTCCCAAGAGATAGATTAACTGCGGATGATTTATTACCTAAAGATGCCGCTGATAGCAAATGGGCAAGAATAAATCCTTCAGGGGGCGGAAATATAGGCGACCAGAACTACTTAACAGCAGGTTATCATGTTGGTGTTAATACTGTCGGACAATCTCTCCGTAATGCTAATTTACAGTTACGTTCAGAAATTCCTAATCCTCAAAAAGCTATAGGTCCTTGGATGATCAGCACCATTGAACCAGATCTTAGACAGAATACCTTGGAAATAGGAAGCTCTGCTACATATGGTGGTTCATCGTCATATTAGACGATTATTTTGATTTTATTTTTATGCATATAAATTACATAAGGAATATAATATATGAAGATTTAAATGTGTGATTTAGGGCAAAATCTCCTTTTAAAATCTTTAACGGATTTTTATAATAAGAATGTTGAATATAAATTAATATTAAAAAATATAATTAATGGGAAACACAAGCTATCTTTAAGAATTATTGAATGGCTCGTTACTCATTATGCAAAAAGCAATAATATCTATTATTGGATTGATGATAACAAAACAATCTATAAGGATTTCCCAGCAGAAAAATTCAAGGGTAATATTAGAAAAATAAATTTATACCAAGACTATAGAGCTCAGTTAAAATCTTATAGTAAATTTAATTTTGATTCGTTTAGAAGACACCATCGTATCACTTTTTTTATTAGCGAAGATAAAACAGAGTATATAGAAACTACCGTAGGTCAATTGAACTTCTTTCGCTGGATTTTTAATAATAATATTATTAATTATGCTATAAATAATTACGATATTATATATAAAAAAATGATAGATAATAATACGTGTAAATGCAAAGCCCCTTATAACGATCACGATATAATAAAGACCCATTGTCTCTTGCGCTTCGATTAATCTGCTGATAGGCAGAGTAATTATCATTATATTACATATTTTCTAATAATTCTATTCTATTTAAAAGTTCATTAATTTTTTGCATTAATATATTTGAAGTACCTATTATAAAATTAGAAGTATTTTGTATAATATCAATACCGTTTATATTATAAGTCCCGTCAATAATATTAATACCGCCATTAACCTTTAATTTATATACTTCCGTCGGAGGAGATGTATCTATTCCCACAGAATTATACTGAGTATTTATCTGAATCTGCGTGCTTTGTTCTGGAGCTATATATGAAACACCTTTATTCCATATTTCAGTTGCCGTCCAACTTGACGAGGGACATGGATAATTATTGTCTAACATATAAGATGATTTATTTAAGTATAACAATCCATTACTTAATTCACCAACTCTATTTTTCCAATAAGCTGTATAATAAACCATCTCGGTTGTTTCTGGAATATCTTGGTAAGACCCAGTTATATTTGCTATAAAATGTGAATATGTACTCGAATCTGCTCCTAAATTATGAGATATCCAGCAACTCGTCCCATTATCATTGTTTTCTATTAAGCCGTTTGCATTTGATAGATGTGTCCATTCGCCATTTCCTATTTTACGATATAACCTTAGGCCCCACCAACGCGAATCGGTTTCATACTCCATACCTATATGGCATACTGTAGATATTAGTATTTTAGAAGTAATATCAGAAGGCTTTATTGATATCACGAAACCATTGTTAATATCGTTATTAATCGGAACCCAATCATAACCGTTTCTTATTTCTGTCTTAGAATATGTTAAATGCTTGGTTTGAATTATCATTCCCTGAGAAAATTCTAAAGACAATGGGAACCCATTGCGTGTAAATGATGTAGCATTAATATTTCCATATACATCTAATGTATTTTCGGGCGAAGAATTATTTATACCAATTTTCCCATTGTTTTTTATAGTAAACACTTCGACGTTAATGTTTGATATTGCTAATATTTTATCCCCTGCTAATTGTTTAATTGTTAAAGCGTTCTCTTGAGTATTATTTTCTATTAATACATTTTTGGTTTTTAATTTAGAATTTATTATAGTATCATTGGAACTTACGTATAAATTAGAATTTATATTAACATCTCCTATTACTTCGAGAATTGACGAAGGATTTTTAGTACCAATGCCTATATTTCCATTTCCTAATATAGTGAAGACATTTCCAGTATTATTATAGGCGTTAAATATATCATAAGATGTATCTAATTGTGATACATTCAGCGTAGAGTATTTTCCGTTATTACTTATTTCTAACACTTCGGTCGAAAATATATTATTAAATAGTTTGGTTTTTTCTCCATTTATTGTTACATTTGAAGTAATAAAATCTCCTCTTAATTCTATATCGCCATTGTATACCCCTGATACTATATATTTATTAATTAGCCCATTTTGTATATCATCTGCTGTGAGATTATTAATTCTATCAGTTATTATATTACTTGTAGCCAATGTATAATTAGAGGTATCTTTTATAATATCTCGGCCATTAATAGTAAATTTATAATCTTCATTAGAGTTCGAAACTATATTTATATTTCCGTAAACATCTAATTTATTATTTAAAGAAGGTGCGGTACCTATACCGACATTATCTTGTGTAACAATTATAGTCGGGGTTTCAGGTAAAAAAGGGGTATTCGTATTTAATATTTCACTCGCAGTCCACGAAGATGATGTAATAGGATAATTTAAACTATTATTAATACCATCTATATACGCGGGTCTATTTAGATATAATCGGCCATAAGTATTGTTTAAATTAGATTTCCAATATGCTGTATAATAAACATCCGATGTAGTATCTGGGTTGTCTTCAAAAGTACCTGAAATATTAATAATAGAATGCGATGTTAAACTGCTATCTGCTCCCATATTATGAGATATCCAGCATGGAGAACCGTCTACAATTTCAACGTCTAATCCGTTTGCATTTTCCAAAGATATCCAATTACCATTTCCTATTTTTCGGTATAATTGAATACCCCACCAGCGTGATTCTGTTTCATAATCAATACCTATATGGCAAGTCAATGATATTAAAATAGAAGATGTTGCATGTGACGGTTTTATATTTATCACAAAACCATCATTTTCGTCGTTATCTATTGCAACCCAACCATTTGTATAATCTTCTTTTATTACTGTTTTTGTATATGTTTTATGAGCCGTTTGTATTATCATTCGATGAGTAAACATTTTGAAATATTGATAATTCAAGTAGTTACTGATGCTCGCAATATATGCTGCTATATCAAACAATTTAGAATCATAATCGGATCTTATTGTATTACTTGTTGCTAATATATAGTCTTCTGTGATAGCAAATTTATTATCATAATCAGTATTAAGGTAATTGCTTATAGCAAATACATAGTTCGAAACAGATCCAAATCTATTATCAAAGTCCACATTGTATAGATTGCTACCAGAGAAATCCAAGATATAGTTTGAGATATAAGAGAACTTGGTATCATAATCAGTATTAAGGTAATTGCTTATAGCCAAT